AAAGCTTTTACAGGGTAGTTTGTATCGACGCTAACCGCACCGGAACCGGGCCAGTAATTTAGAAACACAGGTTTCTTTTGCGTTGCGTCTTGATATTCTACGCCCATCAGAACACCCAATGCAGGATTAGTGCCACCGTTGGTAGCGCCTGCGTGGTCAACAACGCCTGCGGCCGTAGGGACACAGAGCGAATATTGAAAAATTGGGTTAGTGTTGTTAGACGCAATTTCGTACTGAGTTACACCAGTAGAGTTTGCGCCCGAGCCAACAAGACCGATAGGACGAAGACCGTAGGCAGTGTTTTGGTTTGCCATAAGATTTTTCTCCTAAATAGGAGGCCCTTATTTTCGAGGACCGCCAAAGGTTACACGAGACTGACGATCCGGTTTATGAATCGTCATGGTTGAATGTGCGTTCTCGCGCATCATGTCAGAATCAACAGCTTCCATTTGGTCAGCATTACGCTGCTTAAAGTATTCGGTACGCTCTTGAATTGTTTCGACAGGAATGCGAGCCAGCATTAAGCCACCCACTCCAAACACACCCTCATATTTTCCTGATTCAACTACCGGGGACTCAAAGTCAGGGTATTCGTCTTGACGAACAAGTTCCCAACCTTCGCGCATTTTTGCGCTGATGTTTTTTCGATCATCATATCCGCGCGTTTCCGCACGAATCCAACGATGCTTAAAACCTTCCGGTGCAGGCGGTGCATCCAACATAGATGGGGGAGCCCACGGCTTACGCTGCGCCGTTTTTTCCCGAGTTTGGTTTGCGCGAGGAGTGCGCTTGATAGAACCGTTTACATTTGTATCTTCGCTCATCAGTCTTACTCCTTAACGTATTTCGCGTATGCTTCTAGCGGCACACCCAATTTCTTCGCAATTGCGACTTGGCTCGGGGTGAGTCGAACCTTTTTCCCACTACTGCGCCCAGAATTATTTCTAGAAACACCCGCAACCGTCTGGACGGCCCGTTTGCCGGGTGCTTGCGAGGAACCTCCAAACGTGTCGGAAATCCTTCGATCAAGCTCAGTATAGTAGTCATTGCTCGTCGGGTCAAATCCTTCGTCTTCGACAAGCTTTTTGTGAATCCCAAAAGCCGCAAAAGTCTTAGCGTCATCTTGCCCAAACCACTCGTTACGTTGAGCCCACTCTTCAGCTTTTGGGTCGGGCCGTTTAACCTGTGGAGCAGCTTGTTGCATAGGCTGTTGCTGTTGCGCCTGCGTCTGTTGCTGACGCTCTTGAGCCTGCTTTGCTTGAGCCGCGCGTTCGCTTTGAGAAGTCAAAGCAATCATGCGTTTGTTAGCTTCAACCGCAGCTTGCGTATCACCCATTTCCATTGCTCGGGCAAACTCAGATTCAGCTTGCGACATCTCGTTTTGAACACGGTTGCTGTATTCCGCAACGTAGCTATTGTCCAAATTAGAAAAGCGTTGCTTTAAAGTTTCAGACTCCTGCTGAACCTGTTTAGCGTAATTAATAGCTTCGTTTTCACGACGCTCAGCCTCACGCATCTTTTTAGTCAACCGATCAATACGTTTTTGAGTTGCGTTATCCGCTTTTTCAAACTGATCCGAAGAGGCAACCTCTAAACCAGAATCCTCAATTTCAGGGGAATCTACTTCCACCTCAGTGTCTTCGTCGGACGCAAGGTCCAGTTCAATTTGGTCTTCAGCCATCTATTCTCTCCTAATAATGCAAAACGTCTGAGGGTTCCGATATTCGGGCCAATATTTCGTCGTCGTTCAAAATACTCACGTTACCGCCGTCAATGGCAAAGCGAGAACCCGCATAACGAGCAAACATGACCCAATCACCTTGTTCACACCACGGCCCGTTTGGGAACTTTTCAGTATCCTTGTAAGCAAGCTCGCCTACCTTCAAAACGTAACCAACTTGAGTGGAAACCTCTTGCTGACTTACCGCAGCTTGCGGCAAGTAAACACCGCCCTCGGTCTTTCCTTTCCCCCGATACGGAAGAATTAAAAGACGCCACCCTGTAGGCGTGGGCATTTTTTCTAAGAGAGAAGCACCAATGGAGTCTGGGTTTAAAACCCTTTCTTCGGGTGCGGCATATGCCTCGGAGAGGCTGGCGACCGCTTCTTGAGCGGCCTCTAAATTAACTTTAGTCAACAGATTGCTCCTGTTTATCTAGCAGGCCCTTGAGTTCCTGTTCCACATGATTCAGGGCTTCTAAGTTCCCTATGAGCTCACGATATTGCTCCATAGACTTGACATTGTTGTACTGCATTAAGTCAACAATGGCTTGCCTTCGTTCTCTTATCATGCGAAAGACGGCTTCCGCAATGAATATCTCATCCATTCCTATAAACTCCCACTTTATCTGATACAGACATTAGCGAGATTTAAGGGAAAGGCAAGAAGATTTAGTCCTCCATTAACTCAAAGTGAGGCGCATCAATAAATGGACGACGGCCCTGTGAACGGCGTAAGTCTACATACTCGTTCATAGCCTCTTCAGCCGTACCCTCATAAGCACCAAAATCGTCAATATGCCAAGCCGCGCCCCAGCGAAGTTTGACGCCGCAATCCTTGGCAGCAGCTTTCATGGCGTCAGCGATCTCATCATAAAGATTCAACTCCCACCGGCCGCCGTCAATATAAGCCATTAAATCAACGGCATAGCCGCCCAAATGCTTACTTTTCATAGTCTGTGAAGCACCCTTGGCGACCAACTCTTCCTGCTCCTTGCGAGTTCTAAGACCGCAAATCACACTAAAATCCTGTTCGGAACGCCCAATGGCGCTGCGGACAACTGTCTGTAACGAGGGATCAACGCCCTCTAGCCGCTCGTTGCTACGGTTTCCCAGTTTGTATGTCATTTCATTTCCTCTTGAACAAAGCCTGCGCACCGCGAACACCAAAACTGGCGCTTATTGCGATACCTAAACTATAAAAATACCAGTCGGGCGCTTTGGAAAGCTGCTCAAACCCACGATCTACCCATCCCTCTGCACCGGGTATGAAGGCCAGAACAAGCGGGATTGACAGAACAATTACAAACCACTCGTCTTTCCAGCTTGATTTCGCGCCTTCTGCCATGATGCGTTCCCAATCGGCAACGCTAGTCTCTTTCGACAAAAGTATTTGCGCTTTCGCCTTAGCCTCTGTGAGCTTTAGCTCCGCGGCGGCAGCGTTCTTGTCAGCTTTACCCTGCAACCACGAGCCTGCGAGGTTGGCTATCGGTCCTAGTGCGGCAGTGAATATACTCATTTTCTACCCATCCACGCTGTTGCGCCCATGAAAGCACCGACAATCCCTGCGCCTGAAATGTAGAACAAGTTAGAAATGTCGCTCAGTGCCGTAACACGATCCAGAGGTATAAAGAACATTGTGACCGTAAAGACACCCATACCGATTAAAGTCCACCGAGCCATGCGAAGCTGCGCCAAATGTTTGCGCAGCGCATCCTCAGTTTCTCTAATCTCTTTGGCCTTCGTCATCTCGGCATCCGATACAACGCCATCACCATCCATATCGTAAGCATCGTACTTACTTTGATCTTCCAGCTTCTTTGCCGCCATCTTCTAAACTCCTTGCATACGCTATTGCGTGGTGCTTGTGGTGAGTGATTATAACAACTTTTTCGTATTTGTCATATACAACGTAATCCCCTCGTTTATTTCGGAATAACCTCAAAACAATACACCGTAGTTTGGCTCGTAGTTATCAAGACTTTTGCATCTTCAAGTGCTTCTTCGCACTCGCTCTGAGTGGGAAACTGATTGAGTTGATAGTGTTCAATATTGTTATTGATAACTTGAAACCAGATTAAAAACCACATCACCAACGCCCCTGATAACGGCCCCAGTAATAGAAGCCTGTGACAATCCCTAAAGCCGCAATGATGAATACAACTGAGCCAATAACAAAATTAATGACGTTGTCTATCATCTCCTGCTTCTTATAAGCCTCTTCTCGACGTATTCTACGCATTTCGCCCTCTATAGCAAGCACCTCTTCCCAAGCAGATGGCCCGTAAGTCCATGATATATGGTCTTTTATTTCCTTCCTCATGGCCTCCATCTTCTTTTTCTGAGCAAAGATTTCAATGGCGCTGGAGCTGTTATCCGCCATCATCTTGTAAAAAGGAGGGTTTTTTGTTTTGTCTTCAGCGTACTGAAAATCAGAAAAAGCGGCACCCCATTTCGCTAGGGTGCCGCTCATTTCTTGAATATCCTTGCCCGCACTTATACCCTGTTTCAGAATATTAAATGCGCTAGTAGCTAGACCGACCGCTGTTAAGGGATCAATCATTTACCTCTCCATCAAGCGATCTATTTTTTCCTCTATCCTGTCAAACTTATTCATAATCTGAGACAGGACCTCGGAACTATCTGACTTTGTTACATATTCTTTTGCTATGTCTTCCCGAGTCCGGTTTAAAAGAATCTGAACTCGGCGAAGCTCTTCGTGCTGAGTCTTAGCCCACCAAACAACAAAGCCTAGCGCCGCGGTTAATCCGACATTCCAAAGTTCCGACATGTCCACCGATCAACACTCGATGTAGCCGCCACCCTTTTTGGCCGCTCCCATTCCACGAGCAACGCCGCGACGACCCGACATGGTAGGAACCTTAACATCCGCAGTCTTCCCATAAGGAATGCGGCCTTGGCCCTTAATATCTGCGTAAGGAACCGCTTTCGGAGCGGGACCCGGTGCTGAACCGTTTACCTTTACTTTAGCCATTGTTCTGTCCTTTCTGTGGAGGTTTCTGCATACCCGGACCCATTTTTTGTCCCTTCTGCTGTCTTTTCGGCATACCCGGACCCACTCTACCCATGCTTTTAGGAGGACCGTCCGCAGCCAAAGTTGCATTAACATAAGCCTCAAGTGTGTCAAAATCCGTTATCTTTGGAGCTTTATTACCCGCCATTGTTCTGTCCTCTCTGTTTTAACAACTCGCGTTGCATAGCACTCTCAATCCGTTTGTCCGTCTGATTCTCTTGACTTGCCAGACGCTGCTGGAACTGCTCGGCCCGCATCTGCTGGTTCTGAGCGTCAAGCTGCAACTTCGCTTGATCTAACTGAGAATCCGCCTGCTCGGACTGAGCCTTTATCTCCAACTCTTTCTCTTTCAACTGTAGCAAAGGATCGGGACCCTGACCAGAGACTTGTCCAGAAAGCTGCTTGACCTGTTGCATACCCTCCGCAACAAACTGTGCAACCATCATCTGATACTGCATCTCTTGCTGATCCGCGGGCAGCGGTCCAGCTTGCTGCATCTGAGACATAGCCTGCTCTTCCGCACCAATCTTAACGTGCTCCATAATGTGCTTCTGCATAGACAAAGCAACAGGAGGTAACTGACCAACCATCGGACTCGCGCCAAATACCAAGTGAGCCATGATGTGCGCTTGGTGATTCTGACCCGGAAACGCTTCCAGCTTCATGTTGTCCAAAGCGTTGATGTTTTCCTGCGCAGGGTCCAAAGGAATCGAATCCTCGTCAGGAACCGACTTCATTAAACGATCCACATCCGTAACACCTAAAGCCTCATACATGTCACGGAAAACCTCGTGCATGTTGTGCATCTCAGGAGCCTGAGTAGCTAACTGCAACTTCGTCTGAGCCAACAAAATACGCTGAGACTGACTGAAAGCATTCGGGTTCGAAACAGGAATAACGTCCACACGGTCATCAAAGTCCGTTGCCATAACCGACTGATCCGCACCCTCAATGCTATAAGGATACTCTTGAGGTAAAGTCTCGCTCATAACACGAGCCAAAATCTTGAACTCCTGACGCATCGCATAATGAAGCCGCTTGTGAACAGCACTCATAACACGAGAACCCTGCTCCAACATCGCTATAGTAGTTCCGACGGCCGCGCCCTGATTGCCGTCGCCAACCTTCATATCAGTAATAGTCGCAAACCGCTGACCAGCCTGAACAACAAAACCCAACAACTGAAACAACGTCTGATCCGGTCCCTTGAAAGGCAACGGCATCAAACTGTCACGAATAGCACCGCCCGGAGCGTCAACATCCCTAAACTCACCCGGCTGTAAAGGCTCATCGTCGTCCCTGATCCGCAGGCCGCGGGCCTTGAAACCCGCAGGAAGATTCGACAACGTACCAGCGTCAATCAATTGACGAAGCGAAGATGTAGCTGTGCGCGACAAACCACCAATAGTATGAATCAAGCCAAGACCGTAAAAACCAAACCCCGGCAAAAACTTGTAATGAACAAAATACTGTATCTTCTTACGCTGCTCATCATCCTCTAAATAATTGCGGCGGACAGACAACACCTGACCGTTGTCCTGAGAAATCGTAACAATGTAAGGCAACTTAATACCAGTAGGCTCGCCCTCTTCATCGCGGTCCTCGTAACCCTCTAAGTCCAAATCAACATGACACTCTAACAAAGTGCAGTCATAATCGATCTGAGAGCTCTCCATGCCGTTAATACGGTCCATTTCAGTCTCTACAGAGTCCAAATCTTGTTGAACCGGAGTCACAGGAATGTCTAAATAAAAGCCGCCGACCTGCATCTTGCGCAAATCGTTCAAACCCATGCGGACAACCTGCGTGATATTAGGACAAGTGTCCAAGTCAGAAGTCTCATAAGGAACAACTAACTGCTCCGCAGGCACAAACTTACTAACAATCCGGCCCAGAGCCTCGTCAAAGTAAACCTTTTTAAACGTACTCCCCGCCAGCGGTAAATAAAACAGCATCTGATCCATGTCAGGAGTGTAATCCTCCATAACATTAGTCAGATAATAATTCATAAACTGACGAACACGCTGCGCTTGAGACGCCTTTTCACGGTTCTCTTCACCCATAATAGCCGTCCGGACGGGACCCGAAGAAGGCAATAACTCATTAAACGCTTGAGCCTGAAACTGAGTCGCAGCCTCCGCTAACAAAGGATGCGTAACGCCGCTTGCACCACGAAACGGCTGACTGCGCTCCGAATAACTGAATCCTAACAACTCTAAGCCATTGGAATAAGTATCTTCCCACTCCTGACGAGACGCCTTGTTACTGTCAAACTCGCTAGATAAATCACTGGAAATGCGAGAAAGCTCATAATCCGACAAGTACTCCGCCAAGTTATCGCTAAAACCGCCCTCCATGTCATCAAAAGACGCACTCGGGTCAAAATCAACGGTAACGTCGCCGTTGTCCTCCTCAATGATCTCAATCTCAAGACCATCAGAACCTACGTCAGAAGACATCAAATAAGGGTCAGCACCAGAATCCGGAACCTCTAACTCAACTTCTGCGCGTAAATCTTCCTCGTCTAACTGACTCGGAACGTTAGTCGTATCCATCAATCCGCCAATAGCCATAAGGCCCTCCGTCAATAATATGCCCGCACCTTAACAGATTCTTCTTCGTTTTGCCAATCATCTGTTGGTAACTGGACAAAATTACCCTGACGATACCTCATCAGAGCTTGGGTCATGCTGTCAACCAAATCGTCATGCTCGCCGTTCGGAAACGCCGCAACCTCCTCAATTAACTCATCAGCCCAAGGCTTGTCAGGAGCCCAAACCATGCCAGACTCTAACATAGGACTAATGGCATGTACCCGGCTAACCTTGTCATTACCACGACTAGGCGTGAAATTTACAACAGGTATACCAACATTGCGAAGCTCGTGAGTCAAAGGTAAACCACTCGCCTTCGCCTCAATAATTACAGTGTCGGGGTCCCAAAACTTATACTCCTCAAACGCTATAGACTTTAATTCTGGAAAATCCCAGCGACCCTTCTTACTGTCCAACAATATTAAATTAGGACCCGAACCACCCTCGTTCGGATAAAATACACCCCACGTCGTAATAGCACTAAAGTCACTCGTCTCACGCTTGCTAAACGCAGTGTCATAACTCTGAATCACATACTCTAACTGAGGAACAACCTCACGGTCCCAACGACGCCACCACTCCCGAGGAATGATCGCATTCTCCTCACCAGTAGGATTCTGCTGATACTGAGCATTCCACTTGCTCGGAGGTATAGATGCGCGGACCGCGGTTAAATCCTCTAAACTCCAGTACTCAGGCCAACAAGGAGTCTCATCCTCAAAAATAGCAGGTAACTCAACAACCTCCCACTGATCCGATAAAGGGTCCTTCGCCATCGCTCGCAATAACTGACCCGTCATGTCCTTCTCTGACCAACGAGTCTGTACCAAAACTATAGAACCACCCGGCTGTAAACGCTGCCGAGGACCACCAGTATACCAATCCCAAGCATCCTCAAAACCATGAGCACTCATCGCCGTCTGCTCAGAATGAGGGTCGTCAATGATAATTAAATCACCACCACGACCAGCCAAATTCGAACCAACACCAACAGCATAATACATACCACCAGCACTCGTGTCCCAACGACCACTCGCCTTACTGTCCGCAGCCAACTTAACGTCAGGGAAAACCTCCTTGTAACTGTCCATGTCCAAAAGGTTCTTAGTCTTCCGACCAAAGTTAACAGCCAACTCCGTCGTGTGAGTCGCCTGAATAATCTTCATACTCGGGTTCTTGCCCATCATCCAAGCAGGAAACAAAAACGAAGCAAACTCACTCTTCGTGTGCCGCGGAGCCATGTTGATAATCAAACGCTTTAGTTCGCCGCTCGCGACCCGCTCAAGCTTGTCCGCAATTATTTTATGATGCCTACCAGCAATAAACTCCGGCCACTGGGACCTAACAAAGTCCAAAAAGTTTTCCTGACAACCCTCGTTCTTGGCGATTTGGGCGAGCCTCAATTGAAGCTTCAGGGCCTTCTCTTGTTGGATCGGATTTAGGTTAACATTCATCGGGGGACCCTAGCTATTTATGGGATAATATACTGCTTTATAGGATAGTTATAGGCCAAACGAAATTTTATGTAAATATTTGAGAGAAACATGGCCCTAGCCCCCGTCTCGGCAAACCCCGGGCCGCGTCGCGCGGATCGCGTTTTATCGTTTAAAATCATGGTTTTCTGACCCGATATCCGAGGGACCCGGGCGATTTTCCCGGGCCGATAGACCGCGGATCGCGGACCGATAACTATTTATCTCGCACGATTTTCTGTCAGCAGCGGGCAAGAATTACGGCCAGCTGGTCGATATTAACGGGCAAAAGTGAGCCGCAGCTGCACGAATTTTCTGCGCGCCGGGGCCAGCTGGCCGATGAAAACGACCATGGTGGCGGGTCTGGAAGGGACAGGAAGCGCATCGATGTCCGCCCGCGGATCGCGCGCCCCGTACGTTTGGCCGGGGTGCAAGGGGCGAGGCCCGCCTTGTTTAACTATTTTAGAGAATACCCGGCGCTGTGGTCGATCTCGTTAGATTGGATCGGGTAATCGGGCGATAAGGTCGGCCAGAGGGCACGAAAAAGCCCGCACAATGGCGGGCCAGATCGTCAATTGATGGGGTCGCGGTTTTAATCGTCGCCAATATCCCCGGCGATATGGTGGCGCAATATCGTGCGGGGGGCTAAGCTTTTAGCAAACCGGGTCACCTTGTCCGCGTCCCTCTCATCCTGCGCTTGATCGGCCGTGGCTTCCCAATGCAGGACCACATGGCCGCTGCTGGCATAGCATCCGCCGGGGTCGTCAGGATTGGCGGCTTTCTTTTTGTGGATCCCGTGCGCTGTAAATCCAATTACATAATCGCGGTCTAAGCGGGCGCAAAGTGGGTCGCCATTGCCGCATTGGGCGCAACCAAACTTGGGCAGATATTCGGCCGGGCATCTAACGAACCGCGCGCCGTCACTATCAACAGTTTTGCGGCCGCTCCAAAAATCAAGCGCGACAGTAACCACAACGGGAACATTTAGGGCGCGGGTTTTGCGGCTGACATAAATCGCGGCTTGGGCAATAGTTTTGCACGAGTAATTTATGACAGTTTTACCCGGCCCGTTTTTCTTGAACCAATGGATCGGCGCAAAGTGGGAATAGGTAAAGGCGATCCCCTTAGTTGGGACGGCATCCGAAAGCGCGTTTAAATAGTCCAGATCGACCTTTGACGCGCCACAGCCAGACGGGTTTAATTCGCAGCTGGCCGGGCAAGTGCCGAATTTCTCTTGCGACCCGGCGCGATAGGTTACGGCCAGACCTTTGGTCTTTTGGGCGCGGCTTGTTTCAACAGTCTTTAACATTTGCATTCTCCAATATATGCGGTTTATCCCATATTATAAAACGAAAAAGGCCCGCCAATCAATAGGGCGGGCCAATCTTAATTTTTAGAAGTTTTTAGCTGTGGGGGTAGCCGTCCGCTTCAATCCCAATATACATTCCGCACCATTTGACCATGACGCTCTCATCGTATGTCGGCTCAACAGTCCGACGAAAGGCCAGAAAAGAAATGTCGCGGGTGCTACCGTGCTCGTGCTGGCCGTCGATCCACTTGCGGTGCAAGGTTTGGGCCTGTGGTTTAGTAAGCCGCATCTTTAAACCTCCAATTTAACCGTAGCGTCGCGCAAAATATCGCTAACAATGTCGGCCACCTCAGACTTGTAATCGTACATATCAAAGCCAACCGCGTCGGCTATATCGTCGCTGTGGTCGCTGGCATCAAAACCATCGCGGGCCATTTCCTGAATTTCGCTTTCATAGACGCTAATATCAAAATCGCTTTCATAATCGACCATGGCGGATTTTACAGCGGCGTCGATTTGATCGGCAAACAAATTAGCAAAGCCCTCTTTAAAACGATTAGCGTCGGCCAGTTCAGCCTGCAACCGATCACGTTCTGCGATAAGGTCCATTGCCGCTTTTTGAGCAGCGGCCAAATCCGCCTGCGCTTGGTCTTTATCAACCACCAAAGCATCAACAAAGTTGCCGCGTGTAATAGGCATATTTTCGATTGGGTGTGTCATGGTACATTCTCCAAAATGTAAAGTTGTCGGACGGTAGCCGCCCGATATAAGATTTCTCGCATATAAATTTATAAAGATCAAACAAAAAAAGGCCCGCTCTAAGGCGGGCCAGTTGGGCGGTATATATTGCAGGGATTAGGCGGCGACGCGCTGCCAATCGCGGGCGGACATATTGAGCAGCTGCCCGCCGCGTTGCTGCCATGTGTCAACATCATCAATATCGGCACGGTGTGATACCGCGGTCACGGCGTTCACAAGTGTTGCACGGGAAAGCGGGCGGCTGTTTTCATAGCCAGCCTGACCGATTGTTGCCATCAAGCCATTTAGAACGTCGCTGTTTTCTTTTTTGGTCAGCTGCATGACGCGGCCCAGATTGTTGACAACGTCGGTCACATCGGTGGCCTCGCCTTCGATCACATCCGCAGCTGCGGCGCGCATTTGCTGGCATATATCGTCAAAAGTTTCGCGGCTTGAATAGTGCCCAACCAAATCGCGCAGCTTCAATTCCAAAGCCCGATTGTCCGCATTTTTTGCATCATCGGACAAAAGGCCCCAATCGTCGCCATCGCGGGCGGATGTGATGTGGCTTGACCGGGTTTTGTTTTGGGTTTGCATCCCGTTCAAGCAAGCCAGCGTCCAAGCGATTTGATAAACAGTAACTGATCCCGCGCCGACTTCGGAATTGCCAAAACCAATCCCGTTTGCCATGTGGTCGCCGACATTAGCACCAGTGCCCAATTGCTCCAAAGATTTTAAACGTAGGTACATCCGCTTTTCTGAAACATCGGCGGACACAACTTGAAACTGTGCCGGGTTATCGATCAGCTGGGGAAGGCAGGCTTCAAGCAAATTGACGTTATCAAAAGTTTTGAATTTGTCAGAAACAAAAGCCCGCGCAGTGCCGTCAGTATCAAACCGATCATCGGCATGGGTGCGGATCATGCGGCGGGTCGGTTCTTTTTGCCAGATAGCGTTGGTCAAATTGTCGAATTCCCGGGGATAATTAGACTGCAAACGGCGGGCTGTACGGGTGTCGATCCCGGCATGTGTAGCGATTTGACCAAAGGCTGTATCGTTTATGTCAAAACGTTTTGTCGGCACACCCCGGTTGGCCTCAATAACAATCTGGGGTTTGCCATCCAAAGTGGTGGTTTTTTGCAAATCGTTTGTTGGGGCCAGATAATCCGCCGATCTTGCGGCTTGGTCCTGCACTTTCATCATAAGTGCGGTCAGGGTGTTTTTGCTGTTTTCAATATTATGTGTCATGTTTTACATTCTCCAAAAGTAAAAGGGCAGGATAGCCCCGCCCTCTTTCTCGCATATTGTCGCATAGACTGCAAGCAAAAACTTTAGAAAGTTTATCGCCGCCTTTTGCGCCGGGGTTTGCTGGCCCTGCGACTTAGCTTGTCATAATCCTTGCCATAGATTAGCCGCCCCAGAAAACTAAACAGAAACATTTTTGCGGCCCCCTTTCCCGTTAACGTGCAATTTATCCTGATCTATAAAATGAAAGTTACCGCCAGTGGTTTTGTACAGCATACCATCCCCGGTCCAATCTTTTATTAAATTTTGCCGATCCATTAATTTTGCAATGCCCGCCAGTTCTTCTATTTCATCCAAGCTTAGTTTTCTGCTGCAAGTTATGTTCATCACGCGGCCTCCAAATCATCGGCTATTTGATACAGGTTTTTTAAACATTTTATCGCCGCCTCATCACGGCCAGCCAGCATCATCATTTGAAACACGCTCAACTGGTGGCGGATTTTTTGGGCAGGGGTTTGTTCTTTCTTATCGGTCATAACCTTCTCCAATTAGTTTACGCCATATAAGCATATGGGATTATATGGGAGAGATCAACTGAAAAACAGCGTTCCAATCAAAAGGGTGTTCGAACGTACCAGCTGCGGAAGTTTTCAAACCATCCTCTGCAAGGGATATAGCCTGAGACGCCCTGTAAAGGTGCAGGGTGGGCTTAACGTCTGCTCGGGCCTGTTGCTTAATTAAAACCCAACTACTGCTCTTTTGATGCCTTGTGAGCCACGCAACTTGATGCGGGCTTAAATTAACCGCGTTAGCCTTACAAAACTTTAACTCTACAAAGTGCAATCCACCGTTCTCATCACAGGCCAGAAGATCCGGGATTCCTTGGCCGACCCAGTTCTCTATCCGAGTCAGTGTCCAATTGCGACGCGATTTGTTAGCGGTCTTAAACTGCCTATACAGGCCCGCTTCGTTGGTCATCTTCTGTTGGGGTAATATCGATAACGTCTTCGTCATATCCGCCCTTCAATTCATTCAACGCTTTCAGAACTTCCTCTTTGCTCATGCTGTCGATACTGCCGTGGCGTATCTCTGACTTGCTCACATAGATGTCGCCTTGGGCTTGACCCCTCCGATACTCAGCTTGAACAGCGGCAGAGTAAGCACCGTTTTCCAAAGCCAGATCGCGAATTTTCTGAAGGTCTCTAATATGACGGCCATAGTTTATGTCAAACTTAGCGTCGAGCTCGGCCCGGTAAGCTTTGATAGCTGCGACTACATGTGGACACTTATGTGGGTTGGTCAATTCATAGGCTCGGGTATGAGCGGATGTTTCTGGATAGCCCGCGCGGATTGCAGCCTCTTTGAAAGTTATCAGGCCGTCATTGCTTACAAGCTCTTTTACAAAAAGCTCTTGCTTTCGGGTCAGGCGTTTATCAACCGTCATTCTCTTCTGACCCCGGGGGTCACTGCGGGGACTGTCAGGATCGACCAGTTTGTTATGTTTTGGCACTGCGCGCTCTTTTATCAAAAGTGGGGAAGGGATGCTTCCATATTTGGTTTTCTTAACAGGGCGACCTCGTTTCGCTTTGGTCATGCTATCCTCATTAATTAACTATCAGATAAATCCCTTATATAACCGCTACAGTTATATAGGCCAGAAAAAACTTTTTATAAAAAATTTCCCCCGCCCCCCTTAACGCAATATCGATCTTTCTGGTTACATATTTGTACTTTCTCTGTGTAACCACTTATGTAACCAAATTTATTCTTTATATATATACTGTTAAATGCCAAGTTACATAAGTTACGGTGGTTACGGCTTGAAAACAGTTTTTTTTTTTTTTTTTTTTTCTGGCCTATATACTATAACCGCGTAATTTAAGTTCCGCGGCCCGCGATCCCCGCTCTTCGATCCATGCTCCCCAAACCAAAGGCCCCACGCATTTAGCGCAGGGCCTTATTTTCAGAACGGTGGTTCTTGATCTTTATGTTTAGGCATCCAGACGATATCGAACTGGTGCATAGCCATAACGTATTCTCTTAGTGTTTGGCCGTACATTATATCAACGGGACTGTTTCGATGTATTTATCATCGTTATGGCTATCGGTTCCGGCATCCTCGTATATATCGCAGGTTGCTTCTCCTGATTTAAGCCATCCTTTGATATCGAACAGGTGTGACCAGCTTCTTTTGAGTTCACCTTTCAGCATCCTCATGGCTTCGCCTTTGGTTTTAGCGATTGCCCAGCAAGTTCCCCCCATTGGGTTTACCATAGCTTTATACTTCATAGTACATTCTCCAAATTGTCAAAAAGCGTTTGAGAGTTGTCCTAACCCTCAAAACCATCTTAACACAAATATGGGAGAAAGTCAACTTACCCTTTTTTTAGTTCGTTGTGCTGTGTACTCGAACAGGCCTTTTCCTTTACGTTTTTGCACCAGCGAGACGAGGCCATTTCTTGCAGCTTGGAGGGCCGCGAATTTATGTTTACCGCCTGCGTATGATCCGACATGGTATATTATTGTGTCTCCATATCGCGTGGTTTTCAGTGCTTCTTCGAAGGTCATTTTTGCGAGGGCATGTAGAGATATGTCGAGTATCATATTTGTTTTCCGGCTTTTCGTAGATTTTTGACGAAGGTGCTTAGTTCTTCTTTAGCGGACCATAGCTCTCGTTCGATATTCAGTCGTCGGGTATATTGCTCGTTATCGGTTTTATATTTTTCGTCTTGCAGTCTATCGACTTGGCGTCTGAGCCATTTCAGTTCGTTTTGTTGGAACGAGTTTAGTTTATCGTCATCCATGTTGCTTTCCCTCAGTGCATTTTTTGTTTGTCGATTTCTTCATATAGAAAGGCCCCAGCCATTTCTGACACGAGGGGCCATATTCTTTCGGAATTATATGCGGATACGATATTGGCTATTATGACTGCGATGTCTGGACCGGACAGGTCTGGCGGGCAGACTTCTAAAATGTCTTTCACGGTCTTTTCTAAGTCTAACATCGTTGCGCACCTTTTGTTTTTGATTTAAGTTATTTTAGAGGCCAGCTGTAATTTTAACCACTGTTGTTTGTTGGTTGAGCACTACCAGAAAGCGCCACTTTCCGATCAAGCTGGCCTCATTTTTATCCTTCAAATATAAAGTTCATGTCTTCGAAAGATATTTCTTTTTTAGCCAGCACTCTTTTTTCTATTTCTTGGCGGCGCAGTTCTGTTCCGCTTGGCGGCATTTTGCCGAACACCGCTTTAAAGGCCTGATCTAAAGCATAATCCATGTCTTCTCTACTCATAATAGCACTCCTATAATTATTCCTGAGAGTACGGCTCCCACCGTTAAACCTACAATAAAGCCTACTAATCCGGCCAGTTCGATTTTATCCATTTTTACGAGGTCTTCCTTTTTTGGCTGGTTTTATAGGCGGGAGGTCCGCGACCAGCGCGTCGGGATTTTTGTGTTTATGTCTAGCATTGACGCCGAGGTTCCGAAGCAATTCGTCTCTCAGGTCTATCAGTCCATCGTCGGATTTAATTCCTTCGATACGGTCTATCATATAGTAAATACACACTCTGTCATCGATCATGTGTCTTCCTTTCTTGGTAAATGGTAATTCTTTTTCACGCCGAAAGCGGTGTCTCCGGCGGTGTAGCCTGCTATCCACTTTTCCCAACGGTTTCGTTTTTCGCTCCATTGAGCGTTCTTGTGATGCTCTTCAGCTTTTCTCCAGTGGCCTCGGCGAAAGTGAAGGGCTTGCCGCCCACCTCTTCCCTCGTCATATGTCCGCGCTACGACGGGTTCTTCTACGTTCCAAGAAACCATGTTCCACGCTTCTGGAGCGAAAGACCCTGTCGATTTACGAAAGCCCTGCTTTTGAAGAAAGTTTAACGGCATGGGCTTTTGAACCACGAGCCGCGGTTGGTTTAGTGTGTCCAACGCTGCACAAACAATTCTCAAAAACGTTTCATACGTTACTATTTTATGGTCTTGATCCATCCAAAGTGGAGCTAACTGGATTTCACCTTTTTCGCTGTCCACCGTTCCAAGAAAATTAGCGTTCTCCGAGTATCGTTCTAAAAGCACGACATAGAATTTCCGAGGGTTGTCTGGAGCAATCATATTACACAGAAACATTACTTCTTTTTCGTCAAATTCTTCTGTCCATTTGTAGACATGGAATTCGTCGGCTTCAAAGTCATTGATGTCTTTAAAGTACAGCCCGACTTCTGTAGATGGTAAAATTACATCCTGAGTTGGCGGCGTTTCAAACAATGGAAACATTTCGTCTAAGTTGCTTCGAATGTAGGAACACAGCAGGCTGCAATCAAAGTATTGATATTGAGACACTAAAGACTGCGCGAAGTCATATGAGCTCCACCCGAATTTTAAACCTGTGCCCAACGTATTATTTTCGATACCAAAGACATCTTTTTCCGGGGCGCTTCGACACTGCCGGACAACATCCTGCACCATGTATCGAAAGTCTGCTTTTTTAGGGGCGGACTTTAGCTTCTTTATCTTTTTACCTTCTTTGATCGGAAAGTGGCGCTTTCCAAGCCTACCGTGCCCCCGACCGCTCATCTGAGGATGAGGCCGCATGGAGTTTTGCAAGTTAATTTGCTCTGCAACGGTAGCGCCTTTAATGCCTGTGACTTTTGTGATGTCGCTCATTATTCTTCCTCAAAAATGGAGTTACCTAAATCGATAGGCAGCTCTATTGTTGTTATTCTGAAAGAGCATTTCATACATGCACGGCGGCGGCGCACGGTTGGAAAGCCGTAGGCCGTGTGCTCTCTACTATCTACGGCTTGCATTTTTACTTTGCATTCGGGGCAGTGTGTTACGACGAGGGTCATTACCAGCTTCCTTCATAATAAACGCTGCGCCAAAAGCCGTCTTCTCGGTTGACCCAATCGTAAGCATCGCGAAAAATCTTTACGGTCTTTGCAACCTCTTTCGGTTCTTTGTGAAAGGCGTCTGTTTGGGGTGAATAGTTTGCTTCGGGCAAATTACCTTGCTTAACTGCGTCAGCAATTTCAAGCAGGAACTCCGGCTCTAGCAAAATGCGCCCGCCAGACTTAACGTAATCTTGTTCGATGCACTCATGCAGAGCCCAATGCTTGCGCCACTGTCCCAAATCGAGAATTGTGCTGGACACTTTGTATCCATCGACGGTAGGCCGCGTGTGTTTATTGTCATGCGTGGGGATGAATTTCTCACCCATTAGAAACATATCAAGTCCCATTAACATTCTCCTGTTTTACTAATTAGAGAATAAAAATGATATGGGATAAAGTCAACCTTTATTTCTAGAAAAGAAAAAACCCTCAGTCAGGACATGAACTGAGGGTTTTAACATTTATCAAACATTGGAGAATGTCTAAGTCATTTATACGCGACTTTATGGGATGTGTCAACGTTCTTATCGCGGTTTTTAGCATATACATCGAACATAACTCTAAGCTGTCCACTTATTGTACGCCCGTTGGCCGCGGAATCCAGTTTAATTTCCTTGTAAACCTCAATTGGTACAAGAACACTTTTCCATTTTGTAGTATCCATAAGGCAATCCTCGTCGCTTCACGGCCGACCATATAGGAGTTTATGGGAACCTGCAAGAAAAACCTTTTTACTATAACCAATCCGGCAATTTTGGTTTATTTTTACCCCTTGTGCCTCTAAAAACAATTTTGTGAATTGAACCCGTTGGTCCTCGTCTTTCTGAAAGAAGAACGCCAGCTTTATGATCTACAATACATAAGTCATCTTTAGAAGTGTTGGATGGATCGACTAGCTCATCACAAAGGGTTTTTGCTTTTTTCCGTATCGCCGTGTCAAGTGCGCTTGCATCTTCGAAGGTGTTTGCTTCAAAATCAATAACGATAACGGCTCTTAAAGAGTTGCCCATTTTATTTCCTTTCTGGTTATAGGGTTTAACAAATACACCAGATAACTTGCGCTGTAAATATGTTTATATAAATAAAAAACCCTCTTGCCGTTTAAGGCAGGAGGGCAGTTGGAAGTGGTGGGCGTATATCGAGCAGTACGCCAAGCCTCTAAACAGCTTCTCCCCAGTTTGGACCCACTTCAACATCACATTTGCTAGGGATTTCTAATGGTACTGCATTTATCATTATCTTTGCAATACCTTCAGCCTCTTCTTTTGTCTTTACAGACATACAAAGCTCGTCATGCACTTGTAGCATCGGCAGATGACCTTCTTTGTACAGATCGACCATCGCTTTCTTTGTCATATCCGCGGCAGACGCTTGGATTAGCCTGTTCAAAGCTTTGTAGGTAAACGCCCGCTTGAGACGGCAAGTGTCCCCATATTCCAAGACAGCCTCTTGGTATGGCAGCGCCTTGGTCATTTCGAACGAATCGGGTTCCCAGAGATTAAAACGGCACTTGCGTCCGAGGATAGAGCTTATTGCGCCGCCACTGGCTTTGCTGTTCAGGCGCTCTGTAACCCCGTTCATCAACGCTTTTACGAATGGCACACGGTCATGGTACTGTTTCACCAGACCTTTGGCTTCGCTGGCTTCAATGTCTAGCTGGTCCGCCAGTTTGGCGACCCCCATGCCATACATCATGCCCAGATTGATTGTTTTGGCCTGTTTTCGAGGGATGTCTGCCATTTCAGCGACCATTGTGTGAAAATCCATGTTTGGATCGTTTTTGTAGCTCTCAACAAACTCTTCAACCCCGCGGAGCGCGATCCCCCGGCTTTTGCCATATACATGAGCATAATGAACCAAGATGCGCGGTTCTTGTTGCGAGTAATCGATTGACGCCCACTGTTCGCCCTCTTCTGGCAAGAACAATGACCGAATAAGGGGCCCGATTTCAGGATCGCGGGCCGGGATTTGTTGTAGGTTGGGGTTATTCATCGAAAAGCGGCCAGAGACCGTGCCGCCGTCGTCCCCTCTGATCTGATTGATGTGCGAATGCACTCGACCGTCGCCGTGACAGAATTTTAGGATGTTATTTATAAAAGTTCCGCTGGTCTTGTTAAGATTTCGGGCTTGAACGATTAATTGCGGTAATTTTTCCGGATGTTCGGCCAGAAACTGCTTTTTAAACGATGGAGCGCCCTTTTCTGTCTTTGGATATGGTATTGATAACTTATCAAAGGCTTTCGCCACAGAGTTTGCCGCCCATATTTCCACATCATTACCAACAAGTCCCCTTATTTCTTTTAATACGGTCTTTTCTCGCTTGAGGATCGCGTCGCGTGTTCTTTCTGTCTTGTCCATGTCAACGCGGACGCCTCTCCATGTCATATTGACCAAGCAGGGGAGCAAATCCAACTCTAGATTGACAATATTCCAAAGATTTTGCTTTCCGACCTCAACTCTTAGATAATCCCATAGCTGTAAGGTCACTTCGGCGTCTGTTTGGGCATACGGTCCGACGTACATGGCGGGCATTTTCCACATATCGGCCTTTGGATCGAACCCAAATTCTTTTGCGGCCTCTCTGAGCAGGCTTTCGTTCTTTGCAAGACCTAGAAACTCGAAAGCTAGTGAGTTTAGTGCATAGGAAAACTTATTTTCGTCCAAAAGGGACGCGACAACCATTGTATCGATGATCCGACCGTTAATTTCGAAGCCCATGCGCTTGATCCAGCCCACATCATACTGAGCGTTGTGCATAACTTTGTCTGCGGGGCACTCAAAAACCTTTTTGAGCCATTTATTGACGATTTTTTCGTCTAAATTACCTCCGCCGCGGTGTCTTGTAGGGATATAACCCGCCCAATCGGCTGTTGCGACGGCATATCCGACCACTTCACCGTCACCCACAGCCCAACCGGGGCCGTTTTTCTTGATATTTGGGTCTCTGGTCTCAACATCGATAGCAATTGTCTTTGCATCTGTAAGATCGGGCAGTTCTGCGGGTGGAACCCACTCTGAATTCAGGGATGGTGTAGCCATTTTAAGCTTCATCTTTTATTCTCTTTATAATTTTGTCTACAGGTAGCGCGTCTCTCTCGACAAATTCCGCTCCCAGCCCGGTGTATCCGGCTTTATCCACCCACGAATCCTCATGGCCTATCGTTTCTATCAGACGGCTTGTTTTAACCCAATCCATCATCAACGTAACGTGGGCCGGGGTCAGATAACCGTGGCTTTTTAAAGCTCCGCTTATTATAATGTTCCATCCATCTGCAATTCGAGCATGATTGTTGTAAGCATCCCCGTAATCTTTGGCGCGTTGGCCGTTGATAAGCTCTTTTGCTGTGTTTAATACTTCGTCGCGTTTCATAGATTATAGCTCCTTGTGAAGTCTTGTGGTTCAACGATGAATAAATTCTCTTTGGTTCTAGTTACACCGACGTAAAATACGCGGTGCATGTCATCAGAGTTAACATTCATCTGTTGCTCGGCTGCGGGTGATAAATCGGTAAACAATACGACGTTGTCCGCTTCCCCACCTTTTGCCCCGTGGATGGTAGAGACCGTTATTCTGGGCTCACCATTAAATCTTTCCCCTCGACGCAGAAGCGCCGTTACATATGCCCTGTCGTTGTCCGGTATTTTGTTCATCGCCTCAGACCAGATCATGCTGTCGTCGGCTAAAAGCCCGTGGTGCGCGGTCAGAGATTGCATGTTTACGATGTCTTGGTCCTCCAGACCGGGCAGTTTCTTAAACCCTCGGGTGATACGGTCCCCGACTGACATGTATGCGTAGATTTTTCTAGCGGTTGCGCCGGGGATGTCTTTACCTTTGCGCAGTTGCTCCCAGCCGTTCACGGCGTCACTTAGTTTTTCTGAGATGGACCGATGGCCGCGGTATTCGTACAGGTATCCGCTGGACTTTAGTTCGGTAGCCACGGGCTGGAGTTGGTATCCGGCTTGAGCAAGCACGAGCCACGTTCCTTCTGACATGTCCATTTCTTCTATACTAAAGATGCGGCGCACTGATCCGAGACTGTCTACTCTTGGTTCGTAATCTTTTAGGAACCTTTTATCTATGCGTCCCACGACCCGCTCTGCGAGGCGGTGTACCTCTAGCGGAATTCGGTAGGACTGAGACAGGGTCTCTGACCCACCGTCGAGGTTAATGAAGTGATCTACGTCTGCCCCAGCCCACCTATAGATAGCTTGGTCATCGTCCCCAGCGCAATACATACGGTCAGATTTTTCATCTAAAATATGAGCAATGTCCCACTGGATAGGGGAAAGGTCTTGTGCCTCATCTACAAAGCAGAGTTTAAACGCGGGGCATGAGCGGAAGCCCTCTTCTGGAAAGCTTTCGAGCATGTCTGTGAAGTCGTACATCTCTAGGTTTTCTTTGTAGCTGCGCAGGCATTCATCCACATACTTTATAATGTTCCACTCAATCGGGCTATCCATAGAGTTGTACTGGTCACGCAGAGACACTTTACGCATTCTGGCAAGGTTTATCATGCCCAAGATGGGGTCTGTGGCTTTGGTCATATCGGGCAGATCGTCGTCAAAGCTGTTTGAGCGGGTGATTTGAAGCTCCACACCCATTTTTTCAGAAAGTTCTCTGTAGTTTTCGTCCTGCATGACTTGCTCTGTCCGGATGTCGGAACAGGTCAGGGCCAGACTGTGCAGGGTTCTAAAGTAGAATAGGTCTTTCTTTGGGTCTAGGTTAAAGCGTTTAGCCGCGCGTTCTTTGGCCTCATTAGCCGCTTTGCGTGTAAAGGCTAGGAAAGCAATGCTGCGAGGTTCGACACCCTTCTGGAGGGCGTCATCGACCATATTAAGAAGTCGAGTTGTCTTCCCCGTCCCCGGTGGGCCGAATATCCTGAACATTCTCTTTCTCCCTTTGGTAAATCTGCCAGACGCGCTGCTTGCTAATGTTGAACCATTTAGCCACTGCTGTTTTTGTCATGTGCCTTTGATCGATCATGTGAACGATTTCGGCGTTACGCATTTCTTTAAAGACGTTCTTACTCAAAACGGGCTCCCATGTTTTGGCGCAAAGTCCGGTGTAGATATGTCCATGTCCCCTACATTGTAGGCAGGTATCTGCCAGACGCGGACGGCTCGACCTTTGATCTTGAGCACGGTGCTGTCACCGTTGATGTCCCGCAGGCGTTGAGCAATTCGGTGAGACTTATACTCAAAGAATTTGTTCTTCTTTAGAAAGTTCTCAAAGTCTTTGAGGCGGAAGTAAGTGACCATTGCGTCCTCGTCGGTCCAAGGGCGGCGAAGCAAGATTTCTTCTTTGTCCTGTGCTTGCTGTAGGAAGCGGCAAAACTCTTCTAGGTAATCGTAGAACTGCCCGCTGATGCTGGCGTCCACGGCTACTTCCATGATGGCGCTTTCGTTCTCGCGCATTTCTGTAAGCAGGGCGCTGATCCGGCCCTCCCACTGTTGCTTTGCCACGCTACGCGGCATGAAGTTTAGTTGCTCCATGCAAGCCTTCTGGAACATGGGCTGGCTCATTAGGGCGTCGGTGTCTAGCTCCAGAGGCTCGCCGTTAACGTCCATAAACCAAACCGGGGGTGTTGAGTTATACTTACGCAAATTGGCTACTGTAGCGTTCTGTACGGCGCTCCCAATGCCAAACTTGCGGGTTTGACAGAGTTCCTTGTTACAGTGCGCGTTAATTGGCGCGTCGCTGCACCTGTAGGCATAATCCTTGCGATCAAGCTGCTTTGCCACCACTGTCACTTCTGACAGGGGCAAGGGCGGCTCTAAGTACTGCATGTTGTACGTTAGGATTTCTGTTTCCCAGCTATCAGGGTACGCTTTGCGCAAATAGACGCCGATATTAAACAGACCGTTATTGCGCCCACCTTCGGAGATTTTCTCTTTGACAAGGTGCTGCAAGCACGGCGGGCCGTCCCGAACAGGCGTACCCTCGGCGCTTTCTGTAATCTGTAACTTTTGTATCTGTTCCGGGGTCTGAGCATACTTTTCGTAAAGCTCAAAAAACTCTTCAAGAGAAGCCGATGTGCCGTCGTCCAAGATGCCGTAGCGTAAACCTTCTTCCGCGTTGTAATAAGGTAGGTTTAGAAAGTTTCCTACATCTCCGCGGTCCAAGTGCAGTTTGATCTGCTTTGGAAATATCTCGCTCTCACCGTAGCCCAGCGCAGCGGCCACGCTCTTCAATGATTTCTGCATGTCCTTTGCTTCAACCCAATCTGTAGAAAAGAGGAAGCAGTGAGCCCCACCGGACTTAGAACGGCAGACAACCAGAGGTATCTTTAATTTTCTAATCTTTTCCAACAGGAGCTTGTGGTCTAACGGATACTGATCGATATCAACGCAACCCCATTTGCACATGTTGTCGGCATTAATCGGGATGATGCCAATCGAGTTGCCCTTGCCGGACAGGTGGCCCTCCCATAGACCCGCGTTCCGCGGTTCACGAACAATCCCTGCTTTTCCTGTATTCTTGCCGTTGGACTGCGTTTTTTCTACGCGATATGTGCCGTAAGCTTCTTTTAGTCCATCAAAGATAGACGAGAACTTTTTAACTGTCATGGTGATGTCCTTGCGGTGGGGACTGCCGTAGCAGCCCCCTAGTAAAACTTAAAACGGGATGTCGTCTGAGTTTGTGTTCTCAGCTTTATCGTTTTCATGCTTTACCACTACATCGCCGCTCAAGACGCTTTCAGAGAAAGCTTTAGCCTGTGCGTAAATGTTCGCATCTTGGATTGGTTCTTCACGCGACATTTCCCAGCCGTGCCAAGAACCCTTAGAGTTTTCTTCTGCTACCGATTTGATACGGTAGATGTGAGAGAAGCGCGGCGGGTTGAAAGGACCGTTTTTCCCCTGCATGGTGACCGATTGGATCATGCTGTTCCACTTGCGAGACTTCTTCAACTGCGTGGACTTCATCGCAATCAGAGCGGTCTCGGTTGAGCCGTCTTCTTTGACTACCAGAACATAGTGCTGGTGAGTTTCTTCGATGTAATCACCGTCGCCGCCAACAACGTATTCTTTGTTGTCTTCGCTGCTACGCTCAGTTTTAGGGCGAGTGGAATCGTTAGGCTGGTATATAGCCATAGGTGCGCCCGATCCTGAGCCCCGTGGAAGCCACTGAATGAATACACGCTGATAGGCGCATGGAATGACCAACAGGCCCTCCTTACCGCTTATAGCCTCTCCTGAGACGGTGTTATAGATGTCACCCTTCCGGGCGGTCTCATGGGTGTCCAGAACAGAGTCCAAGCCGCTTAGAAGCTTGAGAAACGGCAGCGCCAGATCATCACTGCTGATGTTTTGGTTACCTTGACCAGCATCCTGTTCAAACATAGCCCCATCAAACTGTACTACGTCAGACTTTTTTGTTTTTGCAACTGCATTCGCCATTATTTTGCTCCTTTGATTATAGCGCGTTGGCCTACATAGGCCCCAAACAATTCCATAGGGAAATCATCCCCGGCTTCGACACGTTCCCGAACAAAAGCCTTGAGCGTTCCGGAATGAACACTTTCGGTCTGATCGGCGGGAAAGCCTTCTTTTGCAGCAAAAGCTTTAAAGGCACTTGCCTGATCGTCTTCTCCACGACCAAATTCACAAGCTACGACATTCTTAATAATATCGTCGTAACCGTTTTCACGCAGCCATTCATAAGCAAGAGGGCGGTTAGCCACTAATATGCTGGCTCCATATGTAGGTTTAACATCCACAGTAGAACCGTCATCTAATGAAAACGAAGACATGCCCAACTCCTGCATAGCAGACGGCAGTTCTTCATCAGTCAGCTTCAACAAGTCTTTCTTCCGAGATTTGAGGTCTTTCTCAATCTCTTCGACTTCTTGTTGCGCTTGTCGGATTTTTCGGGCTAGGGTGGAAATCTCACCAAGGTTACCCTTTTCGACGGAGTTAGCGACTGTATCTTCAAAGTCGGATTCCATCATTGATAGTATATCGTTCATGTTTTCTCTCTTTCGTTGTTAAAGACCCTTTTACGGCCTTGACAAAGACGCTTATATTCTTATACATTCCTATAGTCAAGCGTCAAAAGGAGAAAACTTTGTATCAGTTCAAAACAGAACCGTTCGACCATCAGCGTAAAGCTCTTGAAGGCTCGTGGTCCGCGAAGTTTCATGCGTACTTCATGGAGATGGGAACTGGTAAGAGTAAGGTAGCCATTGATAACATGGGTATTCTTTACGACAAAGGAGAAATTAACGCGGCTTTGATAGTTGCACCCAAGGGTGTTTACGACAACTGGGCACTTGGCGAGATACCGTTGCATTTATCTGAGTCGGTCAACCGTAAAGTTTTAAGCTGGAAGCCTACGGTTAGTAAGAGGTATGCCGCCGAGCTTGAAGAAATGATTATGGAAGACTTTGACGGTCTCAAGATATTTGTCATTAATGTTGAAGCTTTTTCCTCGCCTCGCGGTGCGCGGATGGCGGGACGCTTTTTGGTACAGAACCCTGACAACATGGTGATTGTAGACGAAAGCACGACTATCAAGAACCGCAAAGCCCAGCGCACAAAGAACCTTATGGTCCTGACTAAGTATAGCAAATACCGCCGCATCCTTACGGGTTCTCCTGTCACAAAAAGCCCTATGGATTTGTTTAGCCAGTGTAATTTTCTGGACGAACGCGCCCTTGGATACAATAGTTTCTTTGCGTTTCAAAACCGTTACGCTATAGTGCAGAAGCGTATGATGGGAGCGCGCAGTTTTCAGGAAATAACCGGGTATAGACGCCTTGATGAGCTAAACGAACGCTTGTTTAACTTCTCTACCCGCATCCTCAAAGAAGAGTGCTTAGACCTTCCGGATAAAATATACACGCGACGGAACGTAGAACTGACGGACGAACAGGCCAAGGTTTACATGCAGATGAAGAAGTTAGCGTTGGCTCAGTTGGATGGGGAGCTTGCAACTACAGAAAGCGTTCTGACGCAAATCATGCGCTTACAACAAATTTGCTGCGGTTTCTTCCAGCCCGACGTTGGAAAGATACAACCGCTAAAGAACAACCGTCTGAGTGAACTAACCAGCATTACAGACGAGCTATCAGGGAAGGCAATCATTTGGGCGTCGTATACCCACGACATTCAACAGATTTGCCAGACCCTGCGCGACCGTTTCGGGCCCGATTCGGTCGCACTATATTACGGGGAAACACCTCAAGAAGAACGGCAGGAGATTGTTAATCGCTTTCAAGACGTTAACGATCCCCTGCGGTTCTTTGTTGGTCAGCCTAAGACAGGTGGATACGGAATTACCCTGACCGCGGCCAATACTGTAATCTACTACAGCAACTCATACGATCTTGAGATAAGGCTACAGTCTGAGGACCGCGCTCACCGGATCGGGCAAAAGAATGCTGTGACCTATATCGACTTGGTGTCGCCTAATACCATTGACGAGAAAGTCCTGAACGCCCTGCGCAGCAAGATTGATCTTGCCGGACAGGTGCTCAAAGAGGATGTTAGCGGCTGGCTGTCATAATCCCGCCTTGTGGCATGTCACCGGGAAGACCATACTTTTCGATCATGGACTGACCCTCCGGCATCGCCAGTGGTCGGTTTATGGGCTGCTGAGGAATAACGGGTTCATCCCTAGCTACTGGCCGGAAGCTTGTCAGAGGCGCAGAGAACTCTATTTCAGGGGGCCGTGACATAGGTCTAACACCGCGCCCTCTAGCTACATCTTCGGCGTTAAACACGGGCTGATTCATCATAAAGTTTTCCGCTCCGGTGTTTATAAGCCCCTCTACGCTGTTTCCTGTAAAAGGTTCTGCAATAATCCTCAAATAGTTTTGAGTTTCTTTAAACGGTGGGACGCCTTGATACTCTTCTACATTACCCGGACCCGCATTATATGCTGCTAAACCTACTTCAAGACCAAACTTGGTTGTCATTTGTTTAAGGTATTTTAATCCACCAGTGTAATTATCCAAAGCGTCGTTTATGTCCACGCCCAACTCTTTGGCAGTTCCCGGCATTAATTGCATCAAACCGCGAGCACCTTTTTCGCTTCCCGCACTTTGCTTACCTTTGCTTTCCTCATACATCACCCGAAGAGCCAACTCTGGATCAACTCCCTGCTCCAAAGCTACCGCAACGGGGTCAAACCCGTAAGTCTCTCGTACCATTTTAGCTAAGTTATCTAAGTCTTCTGTTGAGGCGCGTCGAGCCGAGACTTCGTCAACCCCTCCGCCTTGATTCATATAAACAGGTCCGCCTTCCGCGAGTCGCGCAGAACTAAAGTAGTTTAAAAACTCTTGGCTAGTCGGGTTTTTTTCTTGTAAAAATTCCAAGACTTCTGTTGCGGTTGATTTACCGACAAGAGGTTCGGACGCATTTTGATTTTTACTAATCATGTTCTCAACATCTGTTAAGAACATGATTGCGCCGTCTCTAAAGTTAATAGCAGGTTTTTCAACGCCGTCTCTTTGATCGACCATAGAGTTTATTTCAAAAAACTTTCCTTCTGGCAAATTATTTAAATAGGGCTCCGGTCTCGGTTGCGGACGTAAACTGGTCAAGGGTGCAGAAAACTCCGGATCGGACTCGGGTCTAGCTTGTGGTCGAATACTTTCCACAGGACCACCGGGAGCGTACCGAGCAATCCCCTGCGGGTCGGGGCCGCGCATTGGAGGAGGTCCAGATACCTCGCCACCCATTGCATACTGTTGGTAAAAGCCAATGCCCCGCGGCTTGCGAGTCATGTTCCTTGCGGTCTCATTTAAAGTAGCGATACCGGGCATAGAATGTGTTCCTTTAAGCGAGAGGCGGCAGCATTAATCCGCCACCAACAACGGGGTTGTAGGTTCCGGGGTTATACGAAGTAAAGACATACGGATTGTTTGTGGCAGGCGTCATGGGCAGTCCCGCGATACCCTGAGTTGATGTCCCCGCGGCAGGTACTAATGCGCTGTAGTTTTGCAAACCCGTGCTTTGCACACCTGTGCTTTGTTGAGAGCCTACAGTGGGCGTTCCGGAGCTTATACCCGCGGCTTGTGCTTGAGCTATCGCATCGGCTTGAGCTTTAGCCGCGGCAGTTGCTGCCGCAGCGGCTTGGTTGTCGTTGTAAAGGTCTTCATCGATAATGTTCAAAGCCGACTGACCATAGAACCCGGGAGTGTTTTGAAACAAGTAACCCTGACCTACGTCTAAAGCAGATGTGGTATACGGGTTTTCATAAGATTGAAGATTAGAAATATATCCAAAAGGGTCGATATTTTCGCCCGATATTGCGCCTTGACCTAACCCGAATGTATCCATAACTGAATAAGTTCCGTTCGGTTGTTGCACTACAACGTCTTGACCCAATAGTTGACTAAGCTCATTCGTTTGAGCATCACCCCCACCGAACATAACATTTCGACCATTGCCGACGTAACGACCATCCGAAACTTTTGTTAAATTATTGTAATAACTTGGATTAAAGTCAAAGTTATCTGTATAGTATTGTTGTATCGCAGGTATTAATTCCGCGAGGTCCTCCGACCCGTACCCATATCTAGCTAGGTTTTCTCCAAACGTGGGAGAGCTCAAAGGTCCTAGTTCAGTAAGTTGCACGCCGTCAGGTGTTTTAATGCCGATTTTTACATTTCCAACGCCATAACGCTCCCTAAAGGGGGAATAACCTTTTGAATAAGCATATAGCTGATCTGTTTCAGCGATTAGATTATCTACTGCGTCAACCATTTGACCCGTATGAATGGTTTGGCCTCCCCCATATAGACCGGGAGTCATATAATATGCCGCCGTCGCGGCTTGTGCAGCCTCTAAAGGATTGTCAGACGCCATGATCTTAGACCAATCCCGCAAATCATTTTTAGGTATGGATCTAATAAGCGTTTGGGCAAGCTCTTCATCGGCCCCCGTTATGGCTATAAACTCCTCTGTCGTTGGCTTAAATTCGTTTGAACCGTATATAGAACGTCTCTGACCTACATCGCTTAATTGATTTTGGTCAAACTGACCGAGATAAGTTGCAACATTGCTTAGGTACTCAGACTGAGCTCCTAGTTGAGTGTCTGTTAATCCTGTAAAAGGAGTGACGGTTTCTTCAACCACAACGGGTGTTGCACCGCCACCGCCACCGCCGCCACCGCCGCCACTGACAACCGGAACATTGTCGTCATCTCCTGCGGTTGGGTTTAATCTAGCAGCATCTTCTGCGGCTTTTCGTGCCGCTATACCTGCGGCAGTCGCAGCATTGTATCCCGGCGTTTTGTCTTTAGCCCCTATGCCCATCAAGATGCTGTCTATTATGCCGGGGCTGTCGTTGCTTGAAGAAGCTGCCGCCGAAGCATTTGACATTTGAATGTTGTAGCTATCGTCTGCAAACTCTACTTTCTGAAGGCCCTTACCCTCAATGTTGACGGCCTTTCCGTGGTAACCCGCCTTAGACGCTTCCGACAAACTTTTAAAAGTTGGAGTTGAGTCGTTATTGCTACTGCCACCGTCATTAGATGGAGTCGAAGAACTCGAACTAGACGTAAAACCTTCAAAGCCGTTGCCGTCGCCCCAAGTGGACGGCTCAAACAAATTCCAGTAAGCCGGAATACCGCCGGGACCGGGGAGACCCGCCCCGCCCGCGGCAAGCATCATCTGTTCTTCTTGAGGGTTTACATACGCTAATCGGTGAGGCTGGCCCGCCAAAGTCGTTTCCATCGGCACAGAAGCCAAAGAAGAGATTCCGCCGCCATTTCCGTAGGCCATGACTTGCTTGGGCATGTTATCTCTCCTCATATCAAACTTCCTATTCCTTGAGATTGTCTAATCATACCAGAAGCCATGTCGTTAGGGAACAGGGCAGCGTACCTAGTCCTATCAACCGGGCCCGTATTAACAGGCACGGGGTCTGGAGCAGGACTAGGTACGGCCGACGCCTGAGTGGTGGGAGGTCCTACAGGCGAAGGTCTCTGGACCGGGGGCCGCGGAGCGGGAGCTACCGCGCCTTGTTGGTCGTTAGAGGGTAAAACATTTTGAATAAAGAAAGGTGTAGACTGAGGCGGTGTTTGACCTTCAGTATCTTCAAATACACCTTCTCGCGTAACCGATGGAACAGCGCGACGACCAACGTTTGCCGCGCCTTGGCCTGCGGGAATAAGGCCCTTCTCTATCAGAAGTTCGGTCAGTCTGCCACCAATGGCACTTTTCTCTCTTTCTGTGCGACCCTTTTTAAGCATCACAGACAATAAATCCGGGTCTCGCATCATTTGAGTCATAACATCCATTTTCATGGACTCTGGTATGTTTGAAAAGACTTTTGAGTATGCTGTCCGAAAGGCTTTTGAACCTGCGCTGGCCGCGACAAGGGAGCCGCCTGCGGAATCCCCGGGTATAAGGCTTTGCGCTCTAGTACCAATCGATGAACCGACAATGCGCAAATAAAAGTCCATCATAGGACCTACGGTTTCGGCTAAATCCCCAAGATCGACACCATCTTTCATGGTGAACGATTCCATTTTAACCATTTCACTGGTGATCTTTTTGAGCCGATCAACTTCTACTTTTGGCATAACTTCTTTTTCAACAAGCCATTCTGCCAAAGTTATTTTACTCGGAGAGTTGGGGTGCGGAAGAAAGATAGCCTCGTACAACCCTTTTGGGCTAAACGAATTACTGGTCTGACCGTTTCTTGTGTACAGGGATTCTATCAAAGAGCTTCTGAAGCCTTCCAAAGCCTCTTCTTTTGTGCGGGTCACGCCTGTGGCGTCCGTCCAAGATTCTGGAGCTTTCTGAACAACCTCCCAGAGATTGTTTAAGCTTTTAATCGGGCTTTTGTTGTTTTTGTTAAACGCGCGAGCAAAGGCGGTGGCAGGGTTTTCTGTCGTATTTGGAAGTAAATCCATAAACGAGATTTGACCGTTAAGCTCTTTCTGAGCTTCTTTGTTTGCCGCGGTTCCTTCTTTCAAAAGAAGGTTTGCTGTAATGCTGTTCTCTAAGTCCGCTTTTAGAGCAGGCATAGCGTTTAAGACATCGACGTTTTCCGGCTTCGCCATCCAAGCTTTTAGAGAATTGACGTTAAGAACGCCTGTTTCAGCATCAAACATCCTGTCCGACGCTCTGATGTTTCTAAGAATAGCTTCCGTAGTCCCGCGGACCGTGGTCGTTGTGTTAACAGCTTGTAGAACGTTATCTCGGGCCTGTGGAAACTGAGCCAAAGCATCCGCATTTTCCGAAACCCAGTTAGTTAGTTTCTGAGTATCTATCATGTCATTATCTTTGTTAATGACTGTAGACATCATATCATCAAGAAGCGGCTTTAGCTCGCCCTGTGCGTTTCCGGCAAGGTTTGTCAAGCTTTGCGTAAGTTCAAACTTGCCAATTCCATCTAACTGTAAAGACCGCAAGTACCCTGCGTCAGCATTAAAGATGTCGTTTGCAATTTGCTCTGGGGCAACTTTCGGCGCGCCCGTTTTGCTCACTCCAAGAATGTCTCCGGCAAATGTGCGAGTGTATGCGTCGTTAAACGCGCGAGAATAGGCTCGGGCCGTATCATAGGCGGGATCAACACCCTGTGGGAAGCTTTCTAAATCGCGCATCAAAGCTTCAGCAAAGCCGTAAGCAATTCGCGCACCCGAACTATCTCCCGCTGCGGCAAGCATACGAGCTTTGCTCAAAGCAGTAGTTCTCATCTCTGTAAGCTCTCGAATAGAAACAGCGCCGTCAGTAGCCTCGTCAGTAGCCGCCAACGCACCCTCTCGGGCCGTATCTCGTGCCGTCAAACGCTCAACATCGGCGAGCTCATCAATTGCTTTAGCCGTGCGTCTTTCTATAAGCTTATCTTCTGCGTCAGCCGCTTCTCTGCGAACTATACTAGCCCTTTGACGTAGAAAGGTAACGCGCTCGTCTATGTCTGCGATCTGACTAGCTTGGTCTCTTATTGAATTAAAACGGTCAACGTTGTACGTCACTCCACTAATGGCGTCTAAGGAATCCTCAAGCCGCTCTCGTGCTTGCGTTAACCTTGGACTAGCTGCAACCTCCGCAGCCACGCCTTCTTCTGGAAACAACTCGTTTCTTTTTCGAGTAACAAAAGCGTTTATTGCATTAAGTGGTTTTTTGACCTCATCGGCAGCTTCAACCGTTTCCGGTAATGTATCTTGCCAGTATGACATGAAGTTAGGGACATTCGTGGCATTACCATCCGCGTCAACAAACTCAGTGAGAGTTAGGTTTGGTCCCGTATTTCTCCAAAGCGTTCTTTCTTGAGCGCGACCTGCTTTAAAGCGTTCATCAATAACTGCATATAACTTTTGACCAAGTGTTGCCTGTCTCTCCGCGGCCCAATCTGGTCCTCGCTTGCCCGCAACCTTATCAAAAGCGGTTAATACCTCGTTCATTGCGCCGAGAAGATTATTTTCTAAGTCCGCGTCGAAAACCGCTTGAGCCAAAAGTGCGCCTTCTTGAATTGCGGTTTTGTCCCCTGTTCCGTACAACGCAACAATCGTGTTCCGCAGTGCGCGGTCCGCCTGCACATTGGCAGAGCTACGCTCCTTGGAGAGACCAACAGCCATCTGCTCCAAAGATTTTTCTAAAGCTGCAAGCGTTGGTGAGCCTGATTTAAGAGCCGCAGTAAGCGCAATAGGCTTGCCGGACTCGTCCATCAACAAAGATTCAAACTCTTTAGAGCTTAGTGCAGCAATCACGGCCTCCGTATCTTCGCCGCTTTCTTCTAAAAGGTCTAAGATGTAGTTTGTAACTTGTGTTTCTCGTTTGCCTTTAAAAGCAACGGCGAGATTATATGCGCCTTCTTGAACACGACCTTCTTTAACGGCCCCATACCCGGACTTTAAAGCCCCGAACGTTGTTGGAAGTCTCTTAGCAATAAGGTTTCCAAGAAGTAGGGCGCTTACACCGCCAGCTAATTCTCCAGTTATTCTAGCGGGGGTGCTTCCCTCTAAATCTGAACTTTCTACAGCATAAGCGCCGCCCGTTGACCCGGCTGCGGCCACCGTTTCAGCGGCGGCAAACCTTAGCTTGTTAGCTTGAGCTTGAGCGCCCATAGTGCCTACGGTGTTTTCTAGCCCTCTAGCTACTTTGAGGCTTAAAGGTATTTTCTTACCTTCTTTTACAAGGTTTTCCGCTAACTCCACACCAAAGTTGATTTGTTTCGGAACCATGTACGGCATCGGAAGCCATGCAAAAGCTCCAGCCGCAGTCTTTCCCGCCTCGTAAGCCGCTGCCGTTCCCGGCAGGATTGGAGATTCTTCACCTTGGATCGCATCGTTTACTTGCTCTCCGACAAAGTAGCCAAGCCCCGCGCCAACCGTTCCTGTTACAAACGGAAGCCCAAATCTCAGGACCGCGGCAGGTCCGACAGGAGGAACACCCGCAACCGCAGTTTGTCCTAAAGCAAAACCGCCCATAAAGGTTGGAACAGACGCTGCCGCAGGAATAATCTCACGTTTTGCTCCGCCAAGAAAAGTACCCGCTTGAATGGGCTCACCCTCTAAATCTCTTGCAAAGAACTCAATAATATCGTTGTCCGACAACCTGCGTTCGGCTGGAGATAAACCCGCCAACTCTGGAATGGTGTCTAAGATCGGTGCAGTCCCGTCTCTTAAACCACTGTAAGTCATGTAGTCAGGCTGCTCTGGAAAATCCTCGGCTAAAACCTCGACCATGCTAGAAGTAAAGGCGGAGGTGTTTCCGCCAAAAAGACCTACATCCGTTTCAAACTCATCTTTGTCATACGTTAAAAAAGGAAGCGACGGAGCAACGGGTTCACCGGCTGGTTCAACAACGGGAACAGGGAAAGTGTCTGCCATGTTAATCTACCCTTTTTTCTTACGCATCGAAGCTTTCGCAGCGTCAATCGCTTCTTGGTTTATACTGGCCTCACCAAGCAGTGTAATTGGACCCAGAATACTTTCAAGGCGATCAATTTCAAACAACTTCTGATTAAGAGTAGACTTCATCGTTCTGTCCATAGGCGTCCCGCCTGCAAACATTTCTAGAATCCGAGTCTTTTCTTCTGCCAGATAGCCCACAATGTCGTTAAGCTTCCGAGCTTCCGTTTTAGGGCTCGCCAACAAAGCTTGCTCATTTGGAAACAACTGCTCAGTTGTTTGTAAGTCTGCAACCGCAAATCTCGGAGAGGAAGCAAGAGCAGAACGACCCATAACGCGAATCATTTTGACAAACTGACGAGCATCCGTAGTGTCCTTAAACAGTTCGCCAAAGGCTTCCGGAGCCAAGCCCCCAGCAACAGCATCAATTCCGGCATATACTTTTGACCAGAACCCTGTACCTTTACGAGCCGCAGCAAATGCGTCTTTAACTTCGGCCATGTCCGCTCTGGAAAGGGGCGAACCATCTATTTTGGTCATACCTTTAAGAAGCTCTGCGTCCAAAGCGTCCAATTGAGCTTGTGCGCCCGCCGCCATCTTCTCGTTTTTAGCAACCTCGTAAGCAATCGTGCTGGACACTTCAAATGCACCACCCGGAAGCGGTTTAGCGTTACCATCTTCATCAACGTATGTTCTGCCGTCGTAAGAAGTAAATACGCCCTCACCCGGAACAAGAAAGCCGCGGACCGTGGTGCTTGCTGTTGGAACTTTTTGATACGAGGCAGAGCCGGGAGCCGCGGCATTTGCAGTGTTAACTTGCTCTATCAAAGCCTTGCCCTGCGGGCTTGTAATGTCGATCACGGTCGTTACAGGGACGCCGTCGGCGTTTGGAAGAGTAACCTGCGCCATAGACGGGTCTGGAACAGTCGGATCGCCGAAGATAACTTCAGTCTCTCCGGTGAGCGTGTCAACTCGAACAAGCTCACCGTTTATTTCACGCAACTCAATGGTGTCTCGGTTAGCAACAGCGCGTAATTCTTGCGCCTTGAGTGCGGCTTGGTCTCGATCAAACCTGTTTTGTTCCGCAATCGCGCGGCGTTCTTCTTCCGAAATCTGACTTTCATCTTGAAGACCTTGCGCAAAGACTAACCTATCACGATCGTTTTTGCTGGTTATGTCGAACCTAGCTTGCCAAGTAATTTGATCGCGTTCTTCTTGACTCAACGTGCGCCCTTGCCGACGTTCTTCCGCTTCAATTTCCCGTTCCGTTGCGGCCGCAATGTCGGCCAATTCGTCGGCGCGATTTCTACCGTAGATAATGGCCTCTTGTTCAATAGCGCGTTGTTCTTTATCTTTCTGAACCTGAACTTCGAGTGCCGATTGAGCCGCCGGATCAACGATAAGAGCTTGAGCGTCTTTTGGTAATTTATCAAAAATATCCCGCGGAATGCCTTTAACCCCTTGAGGGTCTCCTAAAATAAAGCGGTTCTGATCGTCTTTACTTAATGTGTCAAAAATGTCTCTTGGAAGACCTTTAATAGGATCGTCACCAGTTCCTAAGACTTTGTTCTTTGCAACTTGTGACAACGTCTCAAAAATGTCTCTCGGAACGCCGTTAACACCTTGAGGGTCTCCAAGAAGAACGCGTTGTTTATCCTCGTTTGTCAAGCCTTCAAATACAGACATCGGGATGCCCTTTACGGACTTTGCAACACCAAGAACCGCTTTTTTATCCTCGTTTGTCAAGCCTTCATATATGGACATCGGAATGCCGTTAACACCTTGAGGGTCTCCAAGAAGAACGCGTTTTTTATCCTCGTCAGATAAGGTTTCAAACACTTTTGCGGGAATGCCTTTAACATCCCCTTCTGTAGTTCCAAGAATGGCTTTTTGGGCCGCTCCTCCAAGTTTGTCAAAAATATCCCTTGGAACGCCGTTAACGCCCTGTGGGTCTCCCAATATAAGCCTTGATTGGTCTGCTTCACTCATTTTGTTAAAGAATTCAAAAGGCACACCCTTAATGGTTGCGGGCGCTTTATCTTCAACGCCTAATATAATGCGTTGTTCGTTTTTAGGTAACTCGTTGTAAATTGAAAGTGGAACGCCGTTAACGGTCGCTTCCTTACCCGCGGCCTTTTTAGCTGTCGCTAACTCTAAAGCATCCGCCGCAGCTTTGTTAGTCTGAGCCTGACCCAAGCTTGCTTGCAAGCCAGCCATCCGCATCTGACGATCTTCCGCAGCCTGCGCTTGTTTAGCACTCAACATGCCCGCGGCCCGCGTTCCGATCTTGTCCGTCAATTGTGTTTGAGCCGACGCATTAGCCAAGCGTTCCGCAATAGATCGACCCTGCGTATTACCCGCAAAATTCAAAGCGGTGCCTGCAATGTCAAACAGCATCTGCGCTTGAGACATCTCTCGCTGCTCTTGAAGTGCCGCGGCCCGCGCTTGTTGGTCAAACGCGCCTTCAAAGTATTTCTGAAAATCAGGGGCCATCCTTTGAGCTTCAGATATTACAGAGCCCCCGGGAGCAAACTTACGGACCTCTACGGGCCCACCCTGATTAAAATTTGCGGGTGGTGTGTTGCCCGCCCCCATTGCCATGAGTTCGCCAACCCCTTGATCCATGCCGCTGCCTTCGGTCATTTCCGCTTCGCCCATCAGACCCTGCATAAGCTCCCCGATACCGCTGTCTATAGCGCCCTCTTCGGTCATCATTATGGTGGGTTGAACCAAAGCTAGCACACTTTCAGGAGTTTGCTGGGCGTCTTCTTCCCCAACTAAACCCGCAAGTTCCGTGTACCGCGCTTCAAGGGGAGCGGCGTTTCCCCGGATTGCGTCAATCAAGCTTTTCGGGTCCTCAGCGGCGTCTAAGCTTGCCATAGTGGCTTCGCCGTACATTTCACCTATTTGCTGACCTTGCTGCATTCCAGCCGCTTCGCCCTGTTGAAGCATTGCCATAGCATCCGCTTCGCCTTGTGGCGCAGCCGCTGGGGGCTGCATCAAGTATTGCTGCCCCATAGCCGCCATCTCTTCAGGACTGCGGGCCGCGGGCCCTCCTGCCTGACGGAATAAAGGTCGGTCCATAACGGCACCACCGCCCATATATTTTTTAGCCATTTCAGGGTCGATCTTCCGCTGAACGTTTTCAGGTAATGATTTGAAGCCTTTGTTCATTAGAATAACCCCGCTTTTGATGCGCCCGCCGCGGCGCTAAGTCCTGAGATACCCAAGCCCAGAGCCGTTTGGAAAGGCGAGACTTGAGGTGCAGAAGATGCTGTAATTGTAGATTGTGAAGTCGGTATACCCGCATAAATGTCTGACAAGAAGCCATACTGTTGATACGGATACTGTTGTGCCTGAACATTTGTAAGGCGAGTCGCGTCAAGCGCCGACTGATCGATGCCGCGCTGTAGTCCGCCCGCGGTAAGAGCGTTTTGAATCTGAGACCCACGAATGTTCTGGCCGATCTCGCCAATGCCTGCCTGTTGAACGCCCAGCTGACCCAATGCCGAACCAAACTGACCGTATTGCGCGGACAACGATCCGAGGCCCTGACCAAGCTGCATCTGCGTCTTGGCTAAATCACCAAGTTGTGAAACGTCTTGCTGACCTAGCTGACCGTACTGAACCCCGAGGTTTCCGTATAACTGAGCTTCTTGAAGACGACGCGCCATAGAAGCATCAAAGCCTGCTTGACGCAACTGACCCGATGTTCGACCCATTTGATCTAAAGCGTTGCGGAAAAGTTCTTGCTCGGCAACCGCTTGACGCGAACCGCCAAAAGCTCCAGAGCCAACGGCTTGAGCCCGAATCCCTTGTTGCTGTATTCCCGCCTGACGAGCAACATCATCAAGAGACCTTTGAACAACCTGCTCTTCAAAAGGATTAAAGCCGCCTATTCCTGCCGCGGTCTGTGCCGCCGCCTGTTGATATGTGTAAGGAACAGCCCGTTGCGCACCAGCAAGTTGCGCCGCTTGGTTGATAATGTCTTGAGAAGCGCCTGTAGTTGTTTCAGCTTGCTGCAAAGAAGGCATTGCAGAGCCCGTCAGAATGTTTTGACCACCCTGAATAGCGGCTTCACCCGCTTGCAAAAAAGGCTGGTAAGCACCGATGCCCGAACCCGCCGCTTGAATAGCCGCCGTCTCCGGAGCGGTTAAACCCGCAACCTGATACGCTGTTTCCGCGGGCATTCCTGCCGCAATCTGATCTTTGATGTATGTTTGAACATCACCTAAAAGCCCTAAACGGTAGGCTTCAATAGCAGGGTCCTGTCTGCTTATCTGGACAACTTCTTCAGCCATTATGCTACCGCCCCTCCTTCATATGCCCGCATTATATCGTACATCTTCCTGAAACCTTTTTGACGGTCGCCTTGACCCGCATTTCTAACGGCCTGCGCGGTCATAACAAACTCCCCGTCAGAAAGCATCGCGGGAATGTCGTCAGAAGTCTCTGTGCCGGGGCCTTCTATCTGGCCCGTGCGCCGCGGAAAGTCCATCGCGCCACCTCTTGCAGCGTTTACGGGAGTAATTGGGGCCGTAGAAGCATATTGTGCAGGCATTATCGGATCAGCGTAAGGCGAATATACCGGGTTGCCAAATTGATCTACGCCGTACAACGGAGCAGGACGCATACCCGTTACTGTTGGGTCGTATCCGGGAATGTTAACCGGGGAAGGTGGGACATAAGTTGAAGAACCACCGCCACTTGGAACCATTGTTCCCGCGTTTTGATCGGTTAAGGCTGCGTAGGTGTTAGACGGAACGATAGGATTATATGAGCCTTGGTTTGGAAGATACGCCGCCGTGGTCAAAGGTTGACCAGAGTAAATTGCGTTAGACGGTGATATGTAACCGGGACTCCGAGTTGGAACTCCAGTGCTATATTTTCCGGGGTCCTCAGCAAGTCGAGTCTCAGAGGTGTCGGCTACGTCTATACCATAACCGGACAAGTCAATCTCTTCGGCAGGGATCGGATCAAAAGCTCCCCCCGCTCCAGCGGCGAGGAGTGTTGGAAGCCCGTACTTAACGGCCGTGCCGAGGGCGCTTGATTTTCCTGCCGCGGTAATGCCCGCCACAGCTTCTTTTTTGGCGATCTCAGCCGCGGTGGAGGGAGTTAGACCACTATTTACAAGCTGTTCCACACGCGCCGCCTCATCAAAACTGGATGCAGCGGCAGCGGCAGCGGCACTGTCTCTCACCATGTCAGCATATTTTTGGGTTCCGGCAAAACCTGTTTTCATGGGTTCAAAGAACCCCGGAGCTTTGGTTCCGCGAAAATCAAAGTCAGTTCCACTAGGCAAAGCTCCCTTTAAGCCCGAGCCGCTATAATTTGCTGGAAGACCGCCTTTTACGCCCTCCATAAACGTGCCGCCGCTAGAATAACTGGAAATACCCGATGCAACGCCCGCGGTTATTCCGCCCAAAGCCGCACTTTTTAACGCATCCCCAAAATTCTCGCCTTGAACAAGGCCCCCGATACCTGCACCAATAGCGGCAGACGCAATCGTGCCAATGCCCGGTAGAAAATAGTTTATCGCAACAGGCAAAATAACTTTTGCCGCTTTTTTCAGTACGTTCTTAACTTTTTTAACAAGCTTCTTTAAGAAAAACTCCCGTTGACCCGTGTAAGGGTTAATTGAGTTTAATTCTGAACCAACAACATATGCTGCCGGATCGGCCCCCTCGGCAGATATAGCTTGATTAACCCGCTCCATAAGCTCGGGATTATTTTCTGCTACCTCACGAGGAACCATAACCTCCTTTTCAGAGGCGTGAATTATATAGTTGTCGCCATTTCGACCTTGAGCGGCCATCCGATCCGCAACAGCCTTCATAGAGTTAATGCCTGACTCGCGACCAAACATCAAAACGTTGTCATCAAACTCGTCCATGTTTGATGCAATAAAACTGCCAATACCAGAATCCGGCATTGTAATTGTTTCGTACTGTTGCGCAGCGGCCATCATGTTTCTCCTGAAATGGCTTCTGGGGCAGTTACCGATATACTAACCCCAGTAGCTTCTGACCCGGTCCATGAATTGCCGCAATCAGGGCAGTTACCATCGGGATAAGACGCAATCTCTTCAGGCGTATCGACCGCATTATCACAAGATGCGCAGTGAATTAAATCCCTGCTTGTCGAAGGTTTCCAATGCGTCCCGTTACCAAGTACAATAATATGTTCATCACTCATGTTGTAACCACCGTAACTGTGCCCACTGCACTTGTTCCTGTAGAACCACGAGCATGAGGCGTGTTGATTAATGCTATCTTAACAAACCCTGACTGTTGAAACAATGCCCCTGTTTCAAGACCGCTATCATCTGTCTGTAAATCTGTTAATGTTAATTCCGTAGCACGAACATCTCCGGGGTTTTGCACCTGTTCCAAAAATACTGAGAAGGCACGAATGACCTCAGTAAAATATGTCTGTTGGTATTGAGTCGGAGGAATCGGAAAGTACGGACGAGAAAGACGGCGAGACATTACCTCCTCCCATCTGGTCGGATATCAATGCGAGGAGAACCTAGTCTCCAATCCACACCTAACTCATCAGAAGCAATCTTGAACCGCATTTGCCGACCACGAAGTCTGAAGTACAGTTGTTCTGTTCGATCATCCACAGATGCCGCCTGCGTTTTTACAAACGCATCGGTTTGAGAACGCCTATATGTGCCATCCGGGGCATTCTTTACATCAAGCGTGATGTTTACATCGGGTAAAATAGCCGTGGATGCTTTAAAATCTACGTCTGGAATCATCCGGCTAAGAAGCATAAACTGCTCCCCGTCTCCAATATCTATGGGGCTAGATTGTATATACGCAGGAATAGCGGAAACTGGATCAGTTGTTCCGTCATCAAAACCAATCTCATGTTCGTAAACAAAACCGTCCGCGTTCGCAGCAAACGGAAAATCAAAAATACCTCGGTCAATCCATGCTGTTCGGCCAAACGTGCCGTAATACCAGACCTGTTCTTGATAGTTATACACAACGTATTTATCTACTTCATCACTGTTTGAAGAGGGATAGAACCACCATATCTCGGAATGTTGGGTATTTAGAGCAGCATTAACTTTCTCCATTTGCCCGTCGTTCAAGTCAGAGAACACAAAGTCTCGAACCATGCACGGTAGTCTTTGAACCGAACCGCTGTAAACATAGAACTCCGACTGTCCCATCCAAAATACGTTGTCATCCACTGCAATAGCCGCGTTCGGCCCAGCAATAGTAATGTTTTCAGAAAGAGAGTTCACGCCAAAAGTAAATGGGGGACCTAAAAACTGCATAGAGTACAGAGTAGTATCCGTAAAAACAAGGATTTGCTGACGAGTTTCTAGTGCCGTTACAATCTCTGATCCAGAACCGAGGCGCAGTTCACCCGCGGTGTTGGTCGCAGTTGTCTGCCAATCGGTCAAAGACTCCTGAGAGGAGAACCGAATAGCGAGAGGGTCTTGTACGCCGGGGTTGCTTTCTGTATCGCAGCCAAAAGCCAAAACGTGTCTGTCACGATCCGAAACTAAAATCTGTTTTGCTACAGTAGGAACTGACGCACCACCCGCTAAAGAGGTTATATCTACGGCGCGAGAAGAAAGCGTCCCGGTTTGGTCCCAGTAATAAATACCGCCATCTCGCACGTTCATTAGCAGGTCTTCGCCAAAGTTGTCATGCGTCCAAAGACGCAGTGTGTTTGTTACAATCGCGTCAGAAGACGCCGAGGACCAAGCACCGCGGCTCCATGTCCCTGCACCCCAGCCTGCCCCAGAAATATCAATGTCCAAACCTGTGTTGATTTGATACGCGCCAATGACAGAAGACCCGCCGTTACCCGAGTCGGACCCTGTTGCAGATACAGTAGAAGGAACCAACTGACCGTTAACAGTAATGTCTGCAATGCTTGTACCTGCGGCACGGGCTGCAATCGTGTAGCTGCCAGCGTCAATAACCTCGGTTACATAGTACTCTTGATTTAAAACATCTGCCGTAATGCTGCCACCAAGACTAGCCGCGCCACTGAATGTTACAAAGTCGTTAACTACAGCGCCGTGAGCCGTGTCTGATACCGTAATTACTGACGAACCTGTTGTGGCGGAAAAAGTTACACTTCCCGCTGACGTAGTTACACGAAGAGGTGTGATGTCGTTGTAATAACCGCCTTCATCTATGTAGTATTTAAGATTGGTTCCCACACCTAGATACTGGTCTAAATTCAACGCAACCCAAGGATGCAAGGCACGACAGGTGCCTAGAAATGAATTAGCGGATCGCTTTTGCCATCCGCCTATCTTCTCAGGAAAGCCTTTTTGAAAACGAACATAATCAATATCAAACCAACCGCCCTCATTGGTGTAGGCGGTTACTTCGCGGTTTACCCCCGGTTTGAATTGTAGCTTTGACAGCGGCATTTATCACGAAATCTCTTCATAAGTTACAATCATTTTGATGTCGTTAGCAGCCGAAGCCGTTGCACCAAGCGAAGTATCTTCCTCCAAGTAAAGTGGGGTGTCTTTTGTAACTACGTCTAAGTTAGTATTAACGGCAACCGCCTTGGCCTGAATAAGCTCGGTCTGAGCGCCGCCCAAAGATGCCGCACTGTACAAACCTACGCTAATGTTCGCGGCGTTCGAGCCGTCGGTGTTGACCGCTCGAATTAATGTAACTCGCAGCACTTTCCCAGAAGATGCCGCGTTATTTAGAAGGTTTGTTGCACTTGTGGTTGTAAGACTTGTAGTGTCTGTCTTGCCAATCATGCTTGTAATGTTGACTATATTGGGCGCAGCCATGTCGCTCTCCTATCCGAATATCATGCTGAAGGCGAGTGCCTTACCTGTTGACGAGAAGTCTGAAAACCCAAGAGTTCCTGACCCATTTGTTGTAACGGCCTGCCCTGAACTGCCGTCTGAAGTAGGTAAAGTAAAAGCCGCAACAAACGCCTGTAAGTTAGCGTCAAAAGCTAAAACATCTGTGCCAATTGCAAGCCCAAGGTTAGTCCTAGCATCCGAGGCCGTACCGCCACCCGTACCACCGTCAGAAACCGCCAAGTCCGTAATGCCTGTGACTGAGCCGCCAGTAATCTTAACATTGCTCATTGCTAGAGCGTCCGTAAGGTTTATTACCGCCGCACCCGCACCCGCACCGTCAGAGTAGATAAAGGCATTAGTGCCGTTAGCAATCGTCACGTTCGCGCCAGAACCCTGCGTAAAAGTACAGCTTTGACCCGAACCGTTTACCACAAAGTAAATGTGCTGACCGTCGCTCGGAGATATTGTAATTGCGCAAGCCTCGGTGGCTCCACTTAATACCAGCGTTTTGTACTGCCCGTCAGATAACGATCCATCAGAAGTCAAAAGAGTGTGTGCCGCGCCAGAACCAGATAGGTTAATCGTACCTATTCCGTTAGTAAGGCGGTCTACAATGTTCAAGTTGTTATTAGTCGTTGTACCCCAAGTACCCGACTGCTCACCGTTTCTGATAAGCTCTATACCGCTGTTCGTTGCATATGTACTTGGCATGTCGTTCCCTACGCAGCTACTATTTCTGTCCAGATTGTGTCTTCGTCTGGAATAATTCTACCCCAAACTACCACAGTTCCGACGCGACCGCTACCCTCAACACCTACTAGGTTTATAGTCGCGCCGCCTGTTACCGTTACAGACCCGGATTGACCCTGTGCCTGCGGGTCAAATGTAATTGGAATAACCGCCGTGGTGCGCTGAGAAACTATACCCACCGCTGTAGTGGCGGACAGTCCAGTTTGCGGCACGTTCGCATCGCCAATAACCTCAACATCATTAAGCGCACCGTTAGCAGAAAGGCCTACAATAACGGGCTGGACATTGATAATTACACCGACAGTTCCAACAGAAGCTGTTCCCGCCACCCCAGTGAGATTAACCAGAGCATTTGCTTTGACCGTTACATCGCCGACATCGGCCGTAGCGGCTATGCCCGTAATAACAGGCTGTACGTTAATGATAGCCTGTACAGTTCCGACCGCAGAAGTAGCCTCACTGCCACCCGCGATAACAAGAACCCCGCCGCCAGTATTAACCGCCGCCGAACCGACTGTGCCTGTAGCAGATAGCCCTGTTTGATTGAGATTATTGTCTGTGACCAGCGTCACTTGGCCCACGGTCCCCGTGCCAACAAGGCCCGTAACCCCCACGCGAGTTACTGACGCATCATCGCCTATCGGGACTTGAGCAATGGCAACTGAGCCGAAAAACATGGGTTATCTCCTAGCTAAGTCTCTTGCTTTGGTCATTACGCATTACCTTCTGTGATAAGGAGCTTGGTTGCTGAGAGAGCCTTGCCCACTTTGTAACCTGTGTCTGTGGCACTTAACCCGCCCACCTTATCTGCGTAATACGTTGTCCCCGCTGTTAAGCCAGAGACACTTTCGTTAATCCCGCCGATGTGTGTAATCTTACCCGCTGAACCGCTGGATATGCTTTCGTCTGCTATCCCAAACCAATTGGGGTTAGTAGATGCGACTACTGTGACTACAGCACTTGCTAGTACTCTAGTTGGGGAGTTTCCACTGCAAGTCATAACTGATACGCCAGAGGTAGGTAGGTAATCTATTCGCATAAAAGAGGGCTGTTGAGTTTGTATTTGAACCTCTGAGCCAAAGGTAAGACTACTGCCTGATACTGTTCCTAAACGCATATACGTTGCGTTTGTACCATCCTTTCTATAACTCATTACAAGTTTATCCGCACCTGTGTCGTAGGTTATATCGTACTCCCCTTGTCCGTCCGTCATACCTGTAGAATTTACAACCCCGTTTGTCCAAGAAGAAGAAGTACCACTAACCGTACCCATACCGTAGTAAGTTTTAGTAGCTTGACTGGGATAGCCTCCCACTAGAATTACTTTTCCTGAGTCAGGATCAAATGTACATCTAGGCATACTACCGCCCTGTGCTCCAGTATTGACTTCACTACCAACGCTAACAGAACTTGCGCCAACAGTGATAACTAAAGCCCTAGCATCACTAACATTGTTGTATTGCCTTAGGTGAACGCATTTATTGTTTGTAGTGTCATACGTCATGTCGGCGTACTGCGCCCAATCATTAGACGTAAACTGAGCACTACCCGTAACACTGCCCCCATCAACGGCAGCAACACATCCCTTGGCATCTTGTGTGCTATACCAAGCAAACACGACTCTCTGGGAGTCTGGATCATATACTGACGAAAAACCTTCTGCGGAGCAAACACCATAGTTGCCGGGATTACCGATAGTACTAATATTATTGAGAGTAGTACCTGATGTGTTTCTAATTCTACCGATTCTAGGTTCGTTACTACCGGGCCTCTTGTAAAAAACATAATAATCTAGATTGCTGTCAACGTGATAAGTAACAACAAGATTGCAGTCTAATGAGCCTCCATAGAATACTAAAGGAGTACCCCAAGAAATACTGCCATCACTGTTTATTTGACCACATACCGCTGTCCCATAATTGCTATTATCATTATCTAGGTAAACTCTGACAACTCTTTGCCGTGCATCATCAACAGCATGACTGGGAAATAGATTAAGTTCTTTAACTGCGGCATTTACACCCGAACTTAAGGGAGTTGCTGGGTCACCCGCCTGATTAACTACCGTAGAGACTGTGCCATTAGAGTTTAGGGCTACTACCTTACCCGCTGTAATAGAACCAGTTGCGGTCATGTCAAAGCTACCACCGCCTCCCCCAGCATCAGCCCAAGCAGGCGCACCACCAGAGCCGCTAGATGTTAGAACTTGTCCAGATGTACCGTAGTTTGCGCCACTTAAACCAATCTGACCAGAGGAGCCGATGCGCATGCGTTCTGAGCCGCCAGTATTAAACGCAAGGGTGTTACTTCCGGGCCATTGAATATAAGTATCCGTATCATCGTTATTGCGAATTAATTCTGCGTACACACTGCCATCAAGGTGAAGGTCGTTAAAGGCGTTGCTTGCCGAACCAATCGAAATCGCACCGTCCGTCTGCGGAGACATCAACGTACTCGTCACGTTCAAGATGTCCGTGCCGTTCGACTGTACCGTGAACGTACCGCTCGTCGCGTTGAAATCACCGCTCACGGCTATTGTGCCTGTGACATTTACGCCTGTGCTGGTGGTGGCGAGTTTGGCTGCATTGTTGTGGTAGAGTGTTACTGCACCATTGATTGCAAAATTGGCAAGGTTTTCATCAGAGGTGCTTTGCAAACGCACACCTGCGCCGTTCGTCCGTAGCCTTAACTCCCCATCACCTGTGTCAGCAATTATACTGTCAGTAGCATTATGGAAAATCTGGAGATCTGACGATGCGCCGAAGATGGCTTTCTCGTTGTCACCAAGATTTAGACCGTCAGCCGTGACTGTCTCGGCTATCGTACCGTCTGAGATAAAATCTCCTAAGTCTCTTGCTTTGGTCATTGGGTTATCCCTTTACGATAATTTTCGTTGCGCTAACAGCGGTTCCAGCGTATATATCTCTTAAATCTGGATCGGTTTCAGCGAGTGAACCATCAGCCATTACATAATACTTTTTGGTAGCGGTTAGGCCAGATTGGTTCTCATTAACGGCACTCACTAATTGAACTGATGCAGTTTGAGAATTGGAATAGTTACTATCTGAAAACCCTATAAAGTTAGTTAAACTAAGATTCGTTGCTGCGTCACCGCCATCAATAACCGTAGCATCACCTCTGTTTGTTGAAGAGTTTGTATAAAAGCTGACCATTTTTTCAGCGTTAGCATCGTATACTATGCCACCATTACTACCTGATGCTGTAGGCAAGCCTCCACTTGAGCCAACTATAATGTCTGTTCCTGACACCTCTAAGGGTATGTATGTAACAGAAGACGTACCATCAACTATTTTTCTCGCAGAAACAATAACCCTGTCATACTCTACAGAATAATCCGCCGCTAAATCGTAAAGTGTACCTACATTGTATATCACCTTCTCAGTTCCAAAACTGATTGAGTTATCTGAACTATTAGTTGTACCAACCCTCGCATAAGTGATACTTCCAGCAGTATAAACATGAACAATTTTGTTTGCGGCAGTATTAAATGCAGAGGCAGTAAACCCCCCAGCAGCACCTGATGACTTTAGTGTGTAAACACTACCCACAGTCCAACTACCCGATGAATTAACAAATCCAACTACGGCTGCGGCAGTTTGAGACTTCTTAAAAGTGATAACAGTTTTATTAGTGCTACTATCAAAGACCATTGAGTAAGACTCTGTTGAAGAGTCTACACTATAAGGGCTTGTCCAAGATACGCTAGTTCCACTTACCGTACCTATGCAAACGTCTAGGGATGTACTATTATTTATGTTTCTACTTGCAAAAACAACCTTGTTTCTGTTGCTGTCAAAGACACCAACGGTATCATAACCAGAGTAATTACCATTTATATTAGTATCTGACCCAAAAGATATAGACGTTCCGCTGACTGTACCAACTTTAGCCTTAAAAGCGTTGTTGTAGCCAGCGTATCCCACAACTACTTTGTTACTGTTTGAGTCATAAGCTACGCATGTAGGACGTTGAGCATTAGCAGCTACTGAGTTTAAAGTGACGGGTGTACCGAAGCTAATTGATGTTCCAGATACGTTACCTACAACAGCCATTGGGTATTGAGTATCGTTACGGTAAGCTACGACAACTTTATTTGACCCACTATCAAAGGCAGCTACTGCATAGAACGCAGGTTCTGTGTTATAGTAATTTGTAGTTGAACCGTATGAAAAAGAAGTTCCAGCTATGCCAACAGCCGATACCGTTCCATTAGAATTTATGATTATGGTATCTCCTGTGGAAATGGTTCCAGACGCAATTGCGTCTAAGCTACCACCACCAGCACCAACGCCCGCTGCGCTGAGAGACGCAACTGTAGTCGCATCCACAGACGCAATGTTGTTCAAGCCTCGACTATCGCTGATAACCTCTGTGCCGCCTACTTTAATCGCCATCTTCGTATCCTTTACTAGGTGATTGTTGCGTTGGAATTGACGTTGCCTACAACATCAAGGTTGCCTGATGCGTCCAGTTTCATTTTGTTTGTGCCGCCTGTAGCGAAGTACAGTGAGCCGCCAGACTCTGTGATTGTCCAACCGTTGAGTTCTAGGGCAACGCCAGCATCTAGTTGTAATTGTTCAGCAGATGCATCCCAAACTAACTTTGCAGTGGTGCCTGTGTCCTCGTAGAAGGAGATGTCGCCTGTGGAATGATCTATATTTAAACGATTGACCCTAGAACCAAAATTATAACTATCGTTTATTGTTGAAACTTGGAAAGCACCAGAAGCACTAGTAAGACCTGTGTTTAAGTTTGTTGTATCAGTTTCTCCTAAAGCAATGTCTGGATGCGCACCTTCAAGAGTAAATGTATCATCGCTGGTCAAAGTCCCAGTGATGTCTACACCTGTGCTGGTGGTCGTCAAGCGTGACGTTCCATTGTGGTACAAATCCATTGCACCTGTAGACGAATTTGTTGTGATAAAGTTGATGCTATCGCCGAGGTTTTTTACAGCAAAATTAGTAGCCAAAACCTTTAGATCACCTGTTCCACCATCGCGTAAATAGCTATTAGAACCATCGTGATAAATTTGTAAGTCTTGGTCAGCACCAAACTGCACTTTGATGCTATCGCCAAGATTTAGATCACCCGTCATAGTATCGCCAGCTACATCAACAAACAAAGCATTTGCCTGCGCTTGGGTGTAAGTGTTGCTTACAGATACAGTGCCGTAGGCTACTACATCAACGGTATCTCCCACATTCGCTCCAGAGGCCAGTACAACGGAAGTGCCATTCGTTGCCGTGAAATCTGCCGCGGAGAGTTTTGCCCCGTTAAGAAAAACCTCAACAAGCCCCGCCGTATACGATACTGTAAACGCCGTTTGCCCAGCCGTGGCTGTAAAAGTGGTGGTTACTAAAGTAACAGGCTGAATGTCAGAGGCGATTGCCGAGATGAAAACAATAGCATCCCCCGACAAATCAATAGCCGAGCCGCCGCCGCTACTCTCTGAAGGAGTTCGAGACAGTGTTGTGCCGGAAGCGGTGTATGTTCCGCTCCCGATTTCCCAGTTCGAAGTGCCGTCCTCTATGACGTATCGAACGGAATCTCCGTTCGAAACCCCCGCTGCGGCAAAGGTCTGGTAGCCGTCTACGACTGAACCCAGTGTAATTGTGCCTGTCCCCGTAGTCGAGGTCGTCATCTTAGCACGATTTACCAATACTACCATAGCGGCGCTCCGAACTTAGTGTTTATGCAATACGGATGATAGCGTTTGAAGCATCCGCCGTTGGGAAAACAATCTGAAAGTCACCAGAAGTAGATGACTTGTCTGAACCAAAGTCCAGAACGATTACAGATGGATCGCCCGCTGCCGTGTCGTTGTAAATCAAAGCCCCACGCGCCGTGATTGTCGCTGACGTAAACGTAATGTCCGCAAAGTCTGTCAACGCTGTTGTGCCAGATGTTGTCGGAGTTACGTTTGTCAACGTACCACCACCCGCGGTGTATGTACCTGAGTTTGAAACCTCGTTGGACGCAGTATATGCTGTAGTAGCTGCGTCGAAAGAAGCGTTGTTGTCATACAAGGCCAACTTAAAGGTGTTAGCCCCGTTAGTGAAGTTGTGTGTAGCAGTCATCAATTCTTTCTTGAATGATGTACACATGTAGTTGCCGCTAAATGCCATGTTAGAGTCTCCTTATAAGCTCGGCCATATCAGGATGACCTGCGTCTTTGAGAGCATTATACACAGAAGTACGGTCACTGTGAATAGCTTGCCTCATATAGTAGGCCACCAGTTTCTCCAGATGCTTAGAGAAGGCACGAGCCTGATCCCTGATCGCTGGATGCGCTGAGTCTGACACTGCGATAATTTTCTCTACGCACTGTTCAGACAATTCATCGGGCGTAAGCCCGCGGTTATCTGTTGTATTAACTTGCACCAAAGATTCAGACTGAGGTACATTTAAGTCTAGTTTAAACATTATTGTTTAGCCCTTATAACTTTTCCTGTACGATATTCGTCAGTGGTTTCTTTCGCCTCTCCCAGCATCTTAATTCCCATAATAGCTTCTTGGAACCTCTGAGCGTACATAGCCATAACATCTTGTTCACCCTTCATGTAAATATACGCCTCAATAAGAGCGCCGTACAAAAGAGCCATTTCAGCGTTTTCACTAAGCCAAGTAGTATTATCCTCTCCATCCAAAGTAATGCTACGAGGACGGTAGAAATAATGAAGCTCTGCGGTGTAGGACAGGTTCGGGGTCGGAGCCATCAAGAAATTAGTAACGTCAAATTGGCAATAGTACTGAGGCTTTCCAGTTGTGGTAGGATCAGGATTGTACGTCTGAACAAAGCTGGGGTCTTTGAACTCAACAAAAAACTTATCCCCATCCGCTCCCGTCATGCTCAAAGAAAACGGAGCAAGAAAATCATTAGGGACTTTAATGTACTGACCCGACTCGCTTGTTAAAGCCGTTGCGTTTTTACGAAACAGACTAAGCTGAACATTTTTTAGAATGCGCTCTTCAGATAACCGGATAAACAAAGGAATGTTGTTAACAAAACCCGTCTCTTCGTACTCTGTATAGTCCTTAATGGCCTGCTTTAGCTGTGCATATGTAAAACTCATAGCGTGTTCACCTTATAACCCATGCCACTATGGACGCTACAATAAGTATATAATGTCGGGGCACCAATAGCGACCGTAATCTGAGTGTAGGCTCCGGATGAACCCGGCGTCCCATTGTAAGTAACACCCGTTGTATACTCTGAGCCGCCGCCATGTGTGCCATCTGAAGTTGTTGAAAATCGCAACGGATGCCCTGAATTTGAGCCGTTGGACTGATCGTAGCGATATGTATAACCCTCAGTAACATCTTTACCTCCGGAGCCCGGGAGTGAACCATCTTGGTAGTAGACATTTCCAGAGCCGGGGTTTGATACCGTCATTGTATAAGTAGTTAGAGCATTAACCGAAACGGCCTCGACAGAAGTGGAAGCCCCTAAACCCGTCAAAGTAACAGTTTCATTGCCCGCTCCGGATTCATTAACCGTCACAGACCCCACTCCACTAACAAGCGCCGAAGTAAGGGCAATTTCTGAGGGCATCTCGGCGGTGCCCGACGTACTCCAGTTCCCATTGCCTAAGTAAACAATGCCGTTAGTCGTAACCACCAAAAAAGCACTCGTAGGGTTGCCTGTATCCGGACGCGCATCTTTTAAAGCTTGCGGGTCTATAACTTTGGGAAAAGGACCTAGTTGAGGCTGCTTAGACTCAAACTCATCCTTACCAACAAGCGCCCCGGTCCACTCTTTACGCATGTCTTTGTACCGATACCGGAACCCGGATCGGTCAGAGATAGCAAAAGAGTTTTTTCCAGACGCAAACTTACTCATTAGTTAGTCCTAAAGTACTGATACTGCGGAACAACGTTAAAAGAGGACCTATCCCGGTCCTCAGTCATGGCTCTTTCGAACTCTTCTTCATAAACAGCTTTCAAAAGTTGAACGCGGTTTGGAGCTCTTTTCATGGAAATATAATACGCCAACCCTGCGGCTAAACACGGGTAAAAACGAAAGGGCATATCAAGCGTGTTTGTTTGACCATCCGCATCATTCATACGAGTTAACGCATCATAGATAACTACATCCGTGTTGTTTTCAGGTCGCGGCCATATCTGCAAAACAGGCGTAGTTTGACGATCTAAGAAAAACTGAGACGGTCGGCCCTGACTTGTTTTGTTTGGAATGGATAAAAACGTGTCTCGACTAACCCGATCCAAAGCGTAATCGGTGTTACCTCGACGGACCACAACCGATAAAACGTCTATAACATCGGCACTTATCGAAATATCGCCATCCCCCTGAGTCGAGGTAAAGCTTCTTTGCTTTATAGTCCACTGATTTAGACCGCGGTTTGCCCACTCCGCAAGCATAAGATTTAAAGACCGTTTTGCCGTTCTTAAATCATACCCGGTCCTGACCTCTAAACCACAACGTTCAAAAGCTTCTTCAATATACTCAGCAACGTCTAGTTCAAAGTCCGATGTTCCAGATAACGTCATTTTAGCCTACTTTTTAGATTTACGAACGGCTCCACCGCTACGAAGTTTCTTAACCATGCCGCCGCCACGCAGCTTCTTAACCATGCCACCACCGCGCATCTTCTTTGCCATGCCGCCGCCACGCATCTTTTTAGGTTTCATCGCCATTTTTTAGTCTCCTGTACAGTTTTTCACGGTTAAAGTATATTTCTGTAGAGTTGTATTCACCGTCATAGCTATCATAGTATCCCTTTTTGTCCAACCTGTTTGCCGCTTCCTGTAATTTTGAAAGCCTCTGAACAAAAATCATACTGTACTCATCGTCAATCTCGTATTTAAACGTAACATCTTCTACAAAATCACTAGGCTCATCTTCCGGGTTAAATCCCATTACCCAAATGTCCTTGTCGATAAACATACCTTCAGAAATGCGGTGGTTTAAATCGTCCAAGTATTCGTGAAAATCCTCCGGGTTCTTTGTGTTTTTTAAGTCAACAATAATTACCAGATCAAACGCATCATCATATCTAGAAATGCAGGAATACAACGTCTGATAAGACGCTTCTTTCTTAAAGATAATTGAAACTTTGTCCTCCAACCACGCCGTCTTTGCAAACGGACATGGAGGAAGTCCGTTAAAAAACTTACTGGGTTTTTCTAGAGCAACCTTAGACCAGCCCATGATCTCAGTAACCAGAGCTTTTTCGGTGGGATCACTGTAAAAGGCTAGATTCATCCTTGCGTCACCGAACCTTTCGTAATCTTACGACGATTTGCCATAACTTTCCCGCAACCTCTTGCTACAGCCGTGCCAGACTGAGACCTGCCGTTGTAAGGACGTTTAGCTCTAGTGACTTCTCCGCCGCAAGCTAAACGCTTTACTTTGGCTGCTTTCGTATTCGAAACAACTTGCTTTCCTTTAGCGCCTTCACGCTTTTTCTTGCGAGCCGTAGAAGCTCGCTCAGACTTACTAAGACTATTTGCCTTAGCTCGTGGAAGGCATCTGTCAGGGTTCTTTTTATTCTTAGAAGTCCCGCACTTGCCTGCGATATTACCTTGGCTATCAATTCTGACCCAATCTTCATCGACCCAATCCTTTAATTTGCCCATTACGAACCCTTTCTTTTTCCGCCCTTAGACTTTTTGGCGTAATTAGGGTCCTTACAATACTTAGAAGCCGCCATGTTTGCATAGGCTGACGGGTAAGTGTCAAAAGTTCGTTGCGCCCAAGCCTTGCCTTCGGGGCAAATTTTGCTGCCCTTGCTTTTAGGCGACGCTTTTTTAGATTTTCTAGAATATGCCATATTACCAAGCCTTACATGACCAATATCGCGCAGTGAACTTGTCTTTTGCAGTGTCACACGAGTGACGAGCTCTAAAGTTCTTACGACGACCGGGCTGGTCCTTTTTTATAGACATGTTTTGGTCGCCGAAACGAACAAGCTTTATTTCAGAACCTTTTTTAGCCAAAACCGCACTCTTTTTAGACGCCTTTGGAGTCCTTTTAGGCTTGTTAAAACCCGGAAAAGTCTCCCCACGGTATTTTATTCGTCCCGAGGGTGTTCTAGTTACGTCTTTTGTAGTAGCCATAAATTCCTCACTTCTGAAGAAACAAAGTCAAAGAAACGTCAGCAGGTAAGGTCGCGTATAAGCCGTTGTAAAACAAAATTCCGTCTCCCGGAATCTCCATGCCAAACAAACCCGCCGCTTTTTCGTCTATTTCAAGAATTTCGTCTCCTGAAGCTGCCGAGGGGTTGTCATATATGATTACGTCACCGCTCGAACCAGATGAGTGATTAATTAAAAAACCCATTAAGCGACCACGACCCGTGGCAAAGGCCCCAGAGTTGTGTCGGTGTACCGACTTTACCTCATTCCCCGCCATAACAACCCTCTTAGCTGTAAAAAACCGTTGCAGACGTACACGCTGTAAACACAGAAATAAAAATGTCGGCAACCCGAATTCCCTCATCCGGAATGTTAACAGAATGCGTGTCGGAAGCGTTTAAATCCATGTCCAAAACAACTGCGCCACCGTCGCCGTTAGTAACGGTAAGACGGGGGGAACCCGTAGTGGTCTTTATTTGAATCTGCCGAATACGCGCGGAACCAACCGCCGCAGAACCCGTCGCAGCCAAACGTTTTGTTCGAATGTCTGAACCAGCCATTTGTTAGCCCTTCTTTTTCTTTGCAGGTTTTGCTTTCCAAGCCTCATTTACATGAGGCGTAGAAGGGTCGTCTGCTTTAAGTGTACCATTTTTGTTTCGAGCGCGAACTTTTGTTGCCTCTATAGGAGAGCCGTCAGGGTTAAGCCCACGCCGGGCGAGTTCTTCGGCAGAGGGCGCTTTAAACCTACTCATAACCCAACTCCTTATGCGGCGGCTATAGTAGCGCCCGTATCAGACCGTTTCCAATTTGTACCGTCAGAGAACGCCAGAATTGCCGCGCCTGCGGCACCGTTTGAAACGTACACAAGCGTACCTGCGCCCGCAGAAGATGCGGATGGAGCAGATGCAACGGTGTATGTTGGAACTTTGATGTCGCCAATAAAACCAGCGGTTGAGGTCACTGGACCTGAAAATGTAGTCGAAGCCATTTTAGTACCCTTTGCATAAGGATTCGCTTTGTAGTCTATGCAACGTCAGGAGGGCGATAACCTGTCTACAAAGCTGATGTTTGCCCTAATAAAACTATACGATAACTTTTACAAAAAAGAAAGGGGCCTCTTTCAAGACCCCTTCCAATAAGATTAGAAGCAAGCTTCTTAACTTATGCTGCGCCGGGAGTGCCGAACACTGAACGCCAATCGGATACACCGAAGGAATAACGCTCGCGGGCTTTAAACCGCATGTTACCCGTATCAAAATCGCCTTCCATAGCGGTTTTGATAGGTGAACGGTTAAAGTATTTAAAACCATTCGGAGCGTCAGTTTTAATGAAGTAAGCGTCGCTGTCGTTCAGGAAGTGGTTAACCACTGCACCGTCTGGCAACATGCCCATAGACTTCATTGCGTTGTTGTCGTTATCAGCTGTTCCGCTACGCAGATTTGAGTTGATAACACGCTCGGCAATAAACTGAAGTTCTTTTGGAATGATAAGTTTCATACCACGAACCGCAATTTTAAGGCCACGCTCATCTGTCAAACCAGCAATGTCGATCAGCATTTGCTCAAGAGAAGTCTCGTTGAGGTCGGCTGCAACCGCCAGTAGGTTTGTCTGGTTACCAGACAAAGATGGGTGAGCGTTTGAACACAAAGCCGCACCGTCGCCGATGGCGTTGCCACCTGTCGCCGAAAACGCGTTGTTCAAGATAGAAGCTGATTTGATCTGCTTCGTCTGCGCCATAGAGCGAGCCAGAGCTTTGGTGTAACGAGACGCCAAACGATCATACAGGTTATCCTCAATGGCTTCTTCAGTGATGGAGAAGGCCAATGCGATGGTTTCATGTGTGTAACGCGCTGTGTAGGTCTCTTGAGCGTCGTCAAATGTGATGGAAGTACCTTCACCTTTAACTGGGGCTGTTGAGAAACCTCCGAGCATAACTTCCTCTTCGAATGCTCGGTCTGAGCTTTCTTCATCGAAGATGTCGGCATGTTCGTTTTCATAACGGTCATATTCCAAGCCAAACAATGCGTTAAGGCCGGGTTCTAGTTCTTTCGCCAGTTGTGCGCGAGAAATAGCCATTTGTTAAATCCCTTCCTTATACGCCCGTTGAAGTCGCGGTAGTCTGCGAATCAAAACGGCTAGTGTTTGAATTGTAGTGAGCGTTGATTCGAACAATCATTGGAATCCCTGCCGAAGCAAAGTCACTGTTAGCTTCATCGTCCATTACGCCTACAATGCGAAGTGGAAGAGTCGCGGTGACAGCAATTGTTGAAACACCCAATGCAGAGTCGGAACTACCTGTGTCAGTTGAACCAGTTCGTGCAGAGGTGCCCAAAGATGCGTTAGCAAATACCGCAGCTTGCGCCGTGGCCCGGTCAGTCAAAGAAGCGTCGGACGCAACTTTAAACAACTGGTTTGGATTGTCTGCAACAAAAGCTTTTACAGGGTAGTTTGTATCGACGCTAACCGCACCGGAACCGGGCCAGTAATTTAGAAACACAGGTTTCTTTTGCGTTGCGTCTTGATATTCTACGCCCATCAGAACACCCAATGCAGGAGTAGTGCCACCGTT